GTGAAGAACCTGCTTAATGCTCAAGTAGTAGATGTTACGCCACTGAGCCAGTGTCTCGAAGAAGAACTGGGTACGGCGTTGGAGTTGGAGGACTTGGAAACCGCCGATGAGTAATACTGCATCACCGTTCGATAATATTACTCTCAAGGATATTCCCTCTATCTTACCACTACTCTCGCAGCTAGAGCAGGAGAAGCTGCTGGCAGAACTAGAGCAGTTGAACAAGCTCAAGAAGAAGAAAAGAGCACAGACTAAGTTTATAGATTTCGTGAAACAGATGTGGCCTACGTTTATTAGTGGGAAACATCACGCAAGAATGGCGGCGGCGTTTGAAAGAGTGGCAAAAGGTGAGAGTAAACGCCTCATTATTAACATGCCACCCCGTCATACCAAGAGTGAGTTTGCAAGTTACCTGTTACCTGCGTGGTTTTTGGGGCAATATCCCCATAAAAAGGTGATTCAAACCTCTCACACGGCGGAGTTAGCCGTGGGATTTGGTCGTAAGGTAAGAAATTTAGTGGATCAGGAGTCCTATAAAGAGATATTTCCTGATTTACACCTGTCAGCAGACAGTAAAGCGGCAGGAAGATGGAACACGAGCAAGGGTGGTGACTATTTTGCGATAGGTGTGGGTGGTGCGGTTACTGGTAAGGGCGCGGATTTGCTGATAATTGACGATCCGCACTCGGAACAAGAGGCAGCACTGGCCGAAATCAACCCAGATGTCTACGATAAGACGTACGAGTGGTACACATCAGGGCCAAGGCAGCGTCTACAGCCGGGTGGAGCCATCGTCATAGTGATGACACGCTGGAGTTTGCGGGATTTGACGGCAAAAGTTATCAAATCTTCCGCACAAAGGGGTGGAGATGAGTGGGAAGTCATTGAATTTCCTGCACTTATGCCAAGCGGCACTCCACTGTGGCCTGAATTCTGGTCAAAAACGGAATTAAGCGCGTTAAAAGAGGAATTACCTAACGCAAAGTGGATGGCGCAGTACCAACAGCAGCCGACATCGGAAACATCGGCTATTGTGAAGCGCGAATGGTGGCAAACGTGGGAAGAAGAGAACCCTCCCCCGTGTGATTTCGTGTTAATGGCGTGGGATACGGCGTTTGAGAAGAATAATCGGGCTGACTACTCGGCTTGTACGACATGGGGGGTGTTTTACCACCCAGATGACAACGGAGTAGAGCAAGCAAACGTGATATTGCTTAATGCGTTCAGGGAAAGGATGGAGTTTCCCAAGTTAAAGCGCATATCTATAGAACAGTACGACGAGTGGCAACCAGATTCGCTACTTGTAGAGAAAAAAGCGTCAGGAGCACCGCTAATTTACGAGCTTCGGGCGATGGGAATACCCGTGCAGGAGTTTACTCCGACGCGAGGTAACGACAAAATAACAAGATTGAACGCAGTGTCTGACTTGTTTGCTTCAGGTTTAGTATGGGCACCGAATACAAGTTGGGCTGAAGAAGTAATAGACGAGGTTGCCTCCTTCCCATCAGGAGAGCATGATGACTATGTGGACTCTGTATCATTAGCAATGATGCGATACAGGAAAGGTGGATTCATAAGGTTGCCTTCGGATGAAGCAGAAGAAGTGCAATACTTTAAGCAACGTAGAGGCGGGTACTACTAATGGCTATTGAGAAAGGGTTATATGCAACACCAGAAGGTATAAGTGTAGAAGAAGAAACTTTAGAGATTGGGATTGTTAATCCTGACATGGTGACTATGGATGATGGAAGTGTTGAGTTTACGCTCGTTCCTGAAGAAGGTATGGAAGAAACTGCGGGAGCGCCGTTTGATGCCAACCTTGCCGACTATATGGATGACCAGCTTCTAACTACTATAGCCTCTGAATTAATTGAAGATTTTGAATCTGATAAGTCAAGCCGTAAGGACTGGGCTGATACCTTTGTTAAGGGACTTGATGTTATTGGATTTAAGTACGAAGAACGTACAGACCCGTGGGAAGATGCCTGTGGGGTGTACAGTAACGTACTAGCTGAAGCCGCTATTCGTTTCCAAGCTGAAGCGATGAGCGAAACGTTTCCCGCCGCTGGTCCTGTCAAGACTAAGATTCTAGGTGAAATTAGTCAGGAGAAGGAAGACGCTGCTCTACGTGTTCGTACCGACATGAACTACGAACTTACCGAGGTCATGGTCGAGTACCGACCCGAACACGAAAGACTACTCTATAGTCTCGGTCTTGCAGGATCAGCCTTTAAGAAAGTGTATTACGATCCCAACCTTGGTCGGCAGGTAGCTATGTTTATACCTGCGGAAGATGTGGTTGTGCCGTATGGCGCTTCTAATCTGGAGACAGCAGAGCGTGTTACACACGTAATGCGTAAGACCAAGAATGAACTCATCAAGTTACAGGCACTGGGTTTCTATCGGCAGATAGACTTAGGTGACCCTGAAACGTTCCATACCGATATTGAAGAAGCTAAAGCAGAGCAAGGTGGTTACACACTAAATGCTGATGACCGCTATACCATCTGCGAGTTTCACGTTGATATGGTTATTGATGATATAGATCAAGATGATGAAGAGTTACAGATAGCTAAACCCTACGTTATCACTGTAGAGCGTGGCACGGGTGAAGTATTGGCGGTAAGACGCAACTGGAACCCTGACGATCCTTTGACACTTAAGCGTCAACATTTTGTCCATTACGCTTACGTACCGGGATTTGGCTTCTATGGTCTTGGTTTAATTCACATTATTGGTGGATATGCTAAAGCAGGTACTTCTCTTATCCGTCAATTAGTTGACGCTGGTACGCTAAGTAACCTACCGGGCGGTCTAAAAACCCGTGGCCTTCGTGTGTTGGGTGATGATGGACCCATAGGGCCGGGCGAGTTTAAAGACGTAGACGTGCCAAGTGGCAGCATAAAAGAAAACATAATGACCCTTCCTTATAAGGAGCCAAGTCAAACATTGCTTGCGCTACTTAAGCAGATCACGGAAGAAGGTAGGCGACTTGGCGCTATCTCTGATATGAACATATCGGACATGAGTGCTAATGCTCCGGTTGGAACCACACTAGCTTTATTGGAACGTACGTTAAAACCAATGGCTGCGGTACAGGCGCGGGTGCATTATGCAATGAAGCAGGAGTTCAAACTGCTCCGTGCAATTATTTCTGAGCACGCCCCTGAAACTTATGTATATGTACCAGATCGTGGTGAACCCCGTGCAAGACGTGAAGACTACGCGATGGTTGAAGTCATCCCTGTTAGTGACCCTAACAGCAGTACGATGGCCCAACGGGTGGTGCAGTATCAGGCTGTGCTGCAAATGTCACAGACAGCCCCACAGATATACGACCTGCCTCAGTTACACAGGCAAATGATCGAGGTGCTGGGCATAAAGAACGCAGACAAGCTAGTGCCTACTAAAGACGATATTAATCCTATTGACCCAGTAAGTGAGAATATGAACGTGTTGGTGGGTAAACCGATAAAAGCGTTTATTTATCAAGACCATAGAGCGCATATTGCTGTACACGAAGCGTTCCTTGCCGATCCTCAGATAGCCGCGTATCTAGGCCAAACTCCAGCAGGACAACAGATTGTAGCTGCTCTTAAAGCACATATAGGGGAGCACATGGCCTTTCTTTATAGAGAGCAGATGGAAGCTGAGTTGGGTGCGCCGTTACCTGCGCCTGATGAGGAACTGCCACAAGCACTGGAGAAACGCCTCGCAAGACTACTGGCTAAAGCAGGACAACAGCTTACGCAAGAGAAACAAGCTAATGCGGCACAAGCGGCTGCACAGCAACAGGCACAAGACCCTGTGTTCCAGATGAAGCAAGCGGAGCTACAGATTAAACAAGGTGAACTACAGCGCAAAGCGGCTAAAGACGCTATGGATGGTGCGCTTGAGCAGGAAAGGTTGAACCTCGACAAAGAGAAAGCAGCCACTACTGCTACATTGGAAGCAAACCGCATAGCCTCGCAGAACGAGCAAAGCGAAGCTAAGAAGGACTTGGAAGAAGCCAAGGTCATTATTGACATGGCTAAGACTGTAGGAGAAGAACGACGGACTAGAGCTGAGTCGGAAAGGGATAGGGATGAAGCTCTACGCGATGACCGAGAGGATAGATAATGGCTAAAACAGTCTTTCAGGTGCTTGAGGAAAAGTTAACGGACTTGCAAAAACAGCAAGAAGAATGGATGAACGGCGGTAGTGCTCAAGACTACGCCGAATACAAAGAATCGTGCGGGGTAATCCGGGGTCTAGCTGCCGCACGCAGAGAAATACAAGACCTCTCGCGTAACTATATGGAAGACGATGATGACTGAACCAGCAGTTGAAATGACGGCTATCGAGGCCAAGCGAAAGAAGAAGATAGAAGAACAGGAGCTTGAACGACAAAAGGAAGTGGTGCTAGACAAGCACATACCGAAACCTGTTGGGTATCGTGTGATGGTGGCTCTTGCGAATGTAGACGACAAGTTTGAGGGTGGTATTGCAAAAGCTACTCAAACCATAAGGGAAGAAAACATTCTCCAGATGACAGGTGTTGTCTGCGATATGGGGGATGAAGCCTATAAGGATAAAGAGCGTTTCCCTAATGGCCCGTGGTGCAAGGAAGGAGATTATGTGGTCTTTCGGGCTAATACAGGTACAAGAATTAGAGTGGGTGATGTCGAGTATCGCATTATGAATGATGATTCGATTGAAGCCGTAATTGATGATCCGAGTAAACTGACTCGTGCGTGAGGAGTAAATTATGCCAATGCAACAAGTGGAGTATGAGTTTCCTGACCCAGATAAGGATGAAAAACTACAGGAAGTAGAAATAAAGGAAGAAGAAGTAATAGATACCAATATAGAGGTAGAGGGTGCGGTAGGGCGTGAAACTATAGGGAAGCCCGATAAAAAGGAAGCAGCCGAAAAGAGTGAGGTTGAAATAGAAGTAGAGGATGATACACCCCCTGCTGACAGAGGGCGTACGCCTTCTGAACCTCCTGAAGAAGTAACTAATGAAGAATTAGAAAACTATTCAGAAAAAGTTAAGAAACGCATACAACACTTTAGCAAAGGCTACCATGATGAGCGAAGGGCTAAAGAACAAGCTACCCGTGAAAGAGAAGAAGCAATAGCGTATGCTCAAAAACTTGTTGAGGAAAATCAAAAACTTAAGGCAAAGGGAGATGAAAGCCATAATGCTTTGATTGAGTCTGCCAAGAAACAAGTCGAGTCCGAGCTTGCTTTTGCTCAAAGACAATACAAGGAAGCGTATGACACAGGTGATTCTAATAATATATTAAAAGCTCAACAGGATTTAAACCAAGCACAAATCCGCATGGATAAGGTTAACGGACTAAAACCCCGTGCTGCTACTCAAGAAGGAGCTTTACAACCAGCACAAAATAATGTTCAATCACAAGAACTTGCGACTAAACCGCAAGCTGCACCACGAGACGAGAAGGCTGAAGCATGGAGAAGTAAAAATCCTTGGTTTGGTTCTGACGACGAAATGACTGCGCTTGCACTAGGTTTGCATACGAAATTGACGAAAGAGGGCGTAAGTCCTCAATCGGAAGAATACTACGAGAGGATTAATTCTCGTATGCGACAAGTATTCCCCGATCAGTTTGATGACGGGATAGACGACGAGCCAGAGGAGGCTCCCAAGAAAAGATCAAGCAATGTGGTTGCACCCGCTACGCGGAGCACTGGACCTAAAAAGGTTCGATTAAAGCAATCACAAATAGCTGTTGCGAAAAGACTTGGGGTTCCACTGGAACAATACGCCAAAGAGGTTGCTGATTTAGCGAGGAAACAAAATGGGTGATACTAGTAGAGTAGATCGAGAGTTAGATACCAGAGTTACAAAAACCAGAAAGCGTTCTTGGGAAAGGCCAGAAGTATTGCCTAGACCTGAAAAGCAGGACGGTTATGAGTATCGCTGGATACGTATAAGCACTCGTGGCACTCCTGATGCCACCAATGTTTCCGCAAAGCTACGAGAAGGTTGGGAGCCAGTAAAAGCTCAAGACCACCCAGAAATCTTTACTGATTCTATTATAGATGATCGGTTTAAAGATAATGTTGTCGTAGGTGGTTTAATGCTTTGTAAAGCTCCCGAAGAGCTTGTCAAGGAACGTAATGATTATTACAAGCAGCAAACCGCTGCCCAAATGCGTTCAGTTGACAATAACTTAATGCGTGAAAGTGATCCTCGTATGCCTATATTTAACGATAGGAAATCGACGGTTACTTTTGGTAAAGGATAATTAGGAGTCTATCATGGCATCATCCGCTACCCCTTACGGTTTAAAAGCCGTAAATCTGATAGGAGGACAGCCTTACGCTGGTTCCACCCGTCAGATAAAGATAGCGTCCGGTTATGGTACTAATATCTTCAATGGGTCTATTGTAGCCATTGTAGCTGGCGGTACTATTGAAATCGTGACGACAAATGGAGATAACTCAACTCCATTTCCAGCAGGTACTATCGGTGTATTTGTCGGTTGTACCTATACTGATCCAAACACAGGAAACATCACTTTTAAGCAAAATTGGCCTGCCAGCACTGTAGCGTCTGACGCTATGGCTTATATTGTTGATGACCCTGATGTGGTCTTCCAAGTACAGGCCGATGGCGCTGTCACTCAGGCGGATTTGGGTCAAAATTGCCATTTGGCAGCAGTTCAGTCTACTAACACTGGAGATACTACTACTGGTAATTCTACTAGTGCTGTATCGGCTACAACTGCTGTAACCTCTGGTTTTGCTTTCAGAATCGTTGATTTTGTTGACGCACCGGGGTCTACCATTGGCGATGCGTATACGGATTTGTTGGTTAAATTTAATCCAGATTCGCATTCATACACTAACAAGACTGGAATATAAGGAGTTATTGAGATATGGCTATTTCAAGAGCGCAATTACTCAAAGAGCTTCTTCCGGGCCTGAACGCCCTGTTTGGTCTTGAGTATGCAAAATATGGTGAGGAAGCCGCAGAAATCTTTGAAACAGAGAGTTCTGACCGTTCCTTTGAAGAAGAAACTAAGTTGTCAGGCTTCGGAGCTGCCCCAGTTAAAAACGAAGGCGCTGCGATTGCTTATGATAATGCCCAAGAAGCGTACACTGCTCGGTATAACCACGAGACAATTTCTATGGGATTCTCAGTAACTGAAGAAGCTATTGAGGACAACCTGTATGATTCCTTGTCTGCTAGATATACTAAAGCACTAGCACGCGCAATGGCTTATACCAAGCAAGTTAAGGGAGCTGCAATATTAAACAATGCGTTTGATAGCAACTTTACTTATGGCGACGGTGTAGAGCTTTGTTCTACTGCACACCCTCTGGTGTCTGGTGGTACTAACTCTAATGAGCCAGCAACTGGCGCTGATTTGAACGAGACTTCTTTGGAAGCTGCGGTCATTCAGATTGCTGGTTGGACTGACGAGCGTGGCCTGTTAATAGCAGCCAAGCCTCGTAAGTTGGTAGTTCCCTCGGACCTTCAGTTTGTAGCGACTCGTTTGCTAGATACTGAACTACGTGTGAACACATCTGACAACGACATCAACGCCCTACGGCATAACGGTTCAATCCCAGAAGGTTACACAGTTAACCATTATCTGACTGATACCAATGCTTGGTTCTTGTTGACTGACGTTCCAAACGGTCTTAAGCACTTCGTGCGTACACCGATGCAAACCTCAATGGATGCTGATTTCGATACTGGTAACAGTCGATATAAAGCTCGTGAGCGTTATAGCTTTGGCGTATCTGACCCACTAGGTATCTTCGGTTCGCCCGGAGCTAGTTAAAGCTAGTTGAGAGAGGGGCACTTGTTGCCCCTTTTTCTTTGGTATACTATAAATCCATCCTGACTGCGCTCCATTGGGGAGGCGGCAGACTTTAGCCACGACAGGAGAAATATATGGCTACTCATCACAATACCCCCGTGTTGTACAGCGGCTATGCGGCTGGTTATAAAGACCTCCGTGAAATGCCAATGTCAATTAACCCTGATTACTTTTGCATAGAAGACGATTTTGTCTATGAGCTAGATACTGGTTGGACCACCGTAAAAGATTCCGGTGCAACTGTAGCTATCGTAGCTGACACTGTAGGTGGAGAGCTTGGAATTACTTCCGCAGCTACTACCGATAATGACGGTGGTTCTGTACAAGGCAATGAAATTTTTGCTGTTGCAGCAGATAAGAACATGTTTTTTCAGACACGTATTAAAAATAACGATGTAGATCAAACAGATATATGTGTTGGTTTTACCGTTAATTTTGCTACTAATCCAGAAAACATGCTAACTGCAACAGATCGTATCGTGTTCCAAGTAGACGATGGAGATGCTTCTATTCTGTGTAAGACAGAAAAAGATGGCACTGAAACTTCTACTGATTCGGGCATTGATATGGTTGATGATACTTACATCAAACTAGGTATCGCTTGTTCTGGAACTGGCAAAGTTGAGTTTTTTATCAATGACAAACTCGTTGCTACGCACAGTACAAATATCCCTGATGATGAAAACTTGGCTATAGCAGCCATGAGTTTATCTGGTAGTGCATCAGGTACTCGTGTAACTACTATTGATTATTTAATGGGCGCTAGAACTCGTTAATAGGGGGTAATTATGGCTACGGCTAAGAAAAAAGCACCCGCTAAAAAGAAAGCGGCCCCTAAAAAAGCTGCAAAAGGTGGCCTTGTACCCGGCACTGCTGAGTATAAAGCCGCTGTATTGCGGGGTGAAATTAAGGAGTAAGTTATGTCCAAAGGTGATATTTTCGCCATAACTCCCTCCACTAGTGCTACGTTGTTAAAAGCAGCGGCAGGTATTAGTGGTGCTGGAGCTGTTACGTTGCTTACTAATGATGTTAGTCCTAGTGGTACTGGTTATAAACTGTTGTTTACTTCTGCGGGTAACGATACTGGTATTACATTTACCATAACAGGAATTAAAGTGGGTAGTCTTACTGGTGAAGCTACTACTGAAGTAGTAACAGGAGCTAACGCTGGCACTGCTTCTTCTACTAATTTCTATACGGTGGTAACTAGTGTAGTAGCTAGTGGTGCTTCTGCGGGTAACGTAAGTATTGGTACTACAGGTTCGTTAGCGTTTGGTCGCACTAGGATTAAGAGTGTCTATTATGTAGGTGCAGGTTCTGCGGGGTCATTAAAGTTTAACCTTAACAGCGTCAGCGGAACTCTTCTTCTACAAGTTGATACTCCCGCGTCTGCTTCCTCATTTGCTGACAGTGTAACTATACCTGACGAGGGTATTCTTACTCAGCGCAGTAATAGTAGTAGTGACTTTACAATACTGACTCTAAGCAACATTACTAATGTAACGGTGTTTTGTGGCTAAACAAGCGGGCAGAAAGGGAACTATGAAAGGCCACACCATTAAAGGTGGTCATAAGCGTCCGACTAAATCTGGCGCAGGTATGACCAAGAAGGGTGTGGCTAAATACCGTAGAGACAATCCCGGCTCTAAGCTCAAGACAGCCGTTACTGGTAAAGTAAAGAAAGGCAGCAAGGCAGCAAAGCGGCGTAAGTCGTTCTGTGCGCGTTCTGCTGGTCAGATGAAAAAGTTTCCAAAAGCAGCTAAGAACCCTAATTCTAGGCTGCGTCAAGCAAGAAAACGGTGGAAGTGCTAGTGCCTAGTAAATCTAAAAAGCAACATAGGTTTATGAAAGCAGTAGCAAATAATCCTGAGTTTGCAAAAGAAGTGGGTGTCCCACAAAGTGTAGGACGTGAATACGAAAAAGCTGATAAAGGTAAAACCTTTTCAAGGGGTAAGACAGTGACTAGTAAACGGATGGAAGCAATTGAAGAAGAAGTAGAAGAAACGGAACGTGTTAAAAAACGTCGTCCAAGAGACGCAAAAGAAAGAATGGACAAAAAGCAAGAAATGAAACGCATCAGAGATGAAGAAGGACAAACCTTGCGTGACATGGGAATGAATAAAGGTGGCATAGTGCGCGGAGCTGGAATTGCTTCACGCGGTGTACGCCCTGCTAAAATGGTTAAGATGGGTTAGTCGTTATGATGAAGTGTAGAGGTATGGGTAGAATAAAACCTGTAGCGTTAAAGAAAGGTGGTTCTACTAAAGATGCCTGTTATCACAAAGTAAAGTCTCGGTACAAAGTATTTCCATCTGCTTACGCTTCTGGAGCTATTGCCAAGTGTCGTAAGGTAGGGGCTAAGAACTGGGGAAATAAGTCTTAGTGGCTGTTCGTAAAACAAAAAAGGGAGCTGCGTTAAAACGTTGGTTCAAGGAAGACTGGAAGGATGTGCGAACGGGCAAGGCTTGTGGACGACAGAAAGGAGAGAAAAGAGGTACTCCTTACTGTAGACCGACAAAAAGGGTGTCAAGTAAAACACCTAAGACTTCTTCTGAAATGACTACTTCAGAGAAAAGAAAAAGAGTTGCACAGAAAAAAAGGTTAGGACAACCAGCAGGTAAGCCAAGAAGAGTTCAAGCGGTTAGACGGAAGAAACCTGCTAAGAAAAAGAAATGATTACTTGGGACGAACGAACAGGAATAATCAAGGAAATAAAAGATTGGTCTGAACAGGTACTAGAACCAAGTAATCCAGAGTTTAACGATTTACCAGCTTGCCCTTATGCAAAAGCAGCGTGGCAAGAGCATAAAGTAAAAATAGTTTTTAAGTTTGAGAAAGAAGATTACAAGCAGTTATACATGGCACTTCATAATTGGAGTGATTTAAAGGACTTAACAATTATAGTTGATACAGAATTTATAAGAGACAATGACGAGTTTCATCAGTTTGTAGATAACGTAAACAAAGCCATTGCAGACAATGTTTTTAGAGATAGAGATATGTGGGTAATGGGCTTTCATCCTGATGATGGAGAGCAAGAATTATTAGATAGTGAAGCGTTTGAACCAGAAACAGATACTGAATACGCTTTGTTATTTGTGCAGCGATTATCTAAGTTAGAGAAAGCTGCCGAGAAGTTAAGACCTCTTGGGTACTACGATAGAAGTTTCCAAGAATATGATACAGAAGCAATGTACAAACTACGTACTAAATTTTATAGGAGGCTACAAAATGCCCGGAGCAAAGAAAGCAGGACCAGTTAGACGTATGCGTGGCGGTGGTATGGCAGGTAAGAAAGTCATGGGTATGAAAGGTGGGGGTAAAGCGGGCGCTAAAAAGAAAGGCCCAGTTAAAAGAAAGACTAAGAAGACTAAAAAGAAGAAGAAGTAAACTATGGCTACTTCCGGTACTACTGCGTTTAACATGGATTTCACTGAAATCGCTGAAGAGGCGTGGGAACGAGCTGGGCGCGAAATGCGTTCTGGCTACGACCTACGCACCGCAAGGCGGTCTATGAATTTGCTTACTATTGAGTGGCAAAATCGTGGGATCAATATGTGGACCATAGATTCTGGAACTATAAATTTAGTAAGCGGTACAGCTACTTACGATTTACCTGCTGATACAATAGATTTGTTAGAGCAGGTTATTAGAACTAACAGTGGTAATGTTAGTACACAATCTGATCTTACTTTATCGCGTATTAGTGTGGCTACGTATGCAACTATTCCTAACAAACTAAGTCAGGGTCGTCCCATACAAATCTATATAGATAGAGCGCGGGATAATCCTACAGCTACGGTGTGGCCTGTTCCCGACCAAGGCACTGCTGATTCCCCTACGTACGTATTAAAGTATTACAGGATGCGGCGTATACAAGACGCAGGGGCAGGTATACAAACTGCGGATGTTAATTTTAGGTTTCTACCTTGTTTAGTAGCGGGGTTAGCTTATTACGTAGCAATGAAAGACCCAGAATTGGTTACACGTCTCCCTATATTAAAAGCAGCTTACGAAGAAGCATTTGAGTTAGCCGCAGGAGAGGATAGAGAAAAAGCTACTATTAGTTTAATACCACGTTTATTCGGGACAAATTAAACAATGGGGCAAAGGTTTGCAGCGGGTCATAACGCATTAGCTATTTGTGATGTGTGTGGTTTTCAGTACAGACTAGGGCAGTTGAGAAGTTTAGTTGTTAGAGGTGTAACAACACAAGTAAAAGCCTGTCCTGAGTGTTGGAATCCAGACCAACCGCAAAATAAATTAGGGGAGTTTCCGGTAGATGACCCGCAAGCTCTTAGAAACCCTAGACCTGACTTTGCAGAACTAGCTGCGAGTAGGGCACATATAGAACCAATTGACCCTTCTATAGTTGTTGGGTTTGGTAAAGTTGGCGTTGTAACTATATCAGGAATAGTGACTAATACTTTTATAGTAACAGTTGCAACAGGCACAAACTCGTATGGAACGGGTAATAAATTTTATTTAGGAGGCGTGGTGAGTCCTACAATAGATTTAACAGAAGGACTAACTTACAAGTTTGACCAATCAGATGGTACAAACGGAACGCATCCATTACGGCTTTCAACTACGCCCAATGGAACATGGGGTGGAGGGTCAGAATATACAACAGGAGTAACTAAAGTAGGAGTCCCCGGAAATGCAGGGGCTTACACACAAATAACAGTGCCCGATCCAGCACCTACTTTATATTATTATTGTTCTGCTCATAGTGGAATGGGTGGTCAAGCTAACACACCGTAAGAGGTATTTAGAATGAAAAAAGAAAGTAAAAAAGCACCTAAGATTATAGAGCTTCCAAACGAGCCTACAGTTTATAGCCCCGGCACACAGGTCAATCAACCTATTAACATGAAGACAAGCGGTATAGAAACTCGTGGTAATGGTGCGGCTACTAAGGGTACTAAAGCAAGAGGTCCGATGGCGTAGTGAACTACACAGAGCTTAAAACCAATGTTAATGACATTTGTGAGCAAACGTTCACGGATGACCAGCTTGCTATGTTTACTAAACAAGCAGAGCAAAAAATATACACTACTGTTTCTTTACCTGCACTGCGAAAGAATCAAACAGGGTCATTAACTAACGGTAATAAATATTTAACAATGCCTTCTGGTTTTTTGTATGCTTACTCTTTAGCCATAATAAGTGGTAGTGATTACATTTATCTATTAGATAAAGATGTAAACTTTATGCGTGAAGCCTATCCTAACCCTGCTACAACAGGAGTGCCTGTGCATTATGCTATTTTTGACGAAACTAGCTTTATAGTAGGGCCAACTCCTAACGCTAATTTCGATGCAGAAATACACTTTGCTTATTATCCAGAGTCTATAGTAACTACTGGTACTTCATGGTTAGGCACAGAGTTTGATTCAGCATTGTTAAACGGTACTTTAGTAGAAGCAATTAGATTTCAAAAAGGAGAACCAGATATGGTGGCTCTTTACGATAATATGTATGCACAGTCGTTAGCGTTACTTAAAAACTTGGGTGACGGTAAATTGCGCGAGGATACATACCGAGGTGGTCAAGTTAAAGTGGAGACGGCTTGATGATAAGTTCTGAAAGCGTTGTGGAACTAGGTAACGTAAAGGTTACTACTATATCTAAGCGAGGGTTTACTCCCGAAGAGTTAGCTGAACAGGCGCTAGATAAAATAATTTATGTGGGTGGCAATAGTCATCCTTTGATTGTAGAACAGGCAGAAGCGTTTAAAAATCAAATCCGTGGGGTACTGGTTGAGTATATGAAACAAGCTATTCGTTCAGACCGCACAACTTTGGCAAACCAATTCCGCGATGCTGGGCATTCGGAACTTGTAAAACTATTGGAGATATAACATGGCAATAACAGTATCAACAGCAATGCCCACAAGTTTTAAAGTAGAACTACTTAAGGGGCTACATGACTTACAAAACGGTGCGGATACGTTGAAGATTGCACTACTTAAGTCAGTATCAGCAGGTTCAGGAACTTACGGAGCTGCAAGCACTAACTACTCTAACATCACAGGTAATTCTGATGAGGCAAGTGGTTCAGGTTACAGTGCAGGTGGTAACACTCTTACTAACGTAACTCCGGTTGCTTCTGGTACTACGGCTGTTTGTGATTTTTCTGACACTACTTGGTCAAGTGCTTCTTTTACAACATGTGGGGCAATGATCTATAACACTAGCAACAGTAATTCAGCGTGTGCGGTATTGGCTTTTGGTGGAGATCAAACAGTAAGTTCAGGGGATTTTCAAATCCAGTTCCCAGCTGCGGGTGCTTCTACTGCGATTATACGTATCGCCTAGAGGTCTTGAATGACTGATAAAGTTGTAGGGCTTGGAGCTACATGGGGCGCAGGTACGTGGGGCCAAGGCTCGTGGGGAAATAATGTCAATATTTCCGTATCAGCTACAGGAGCAATAGGCACTGTAGGATTCTCCATAGGAGGGTCTGTAATACCCACTGGGGTACAGGGGACTAGCGCGGTAGGTAGCGTTGTTATAAACCGTACTGGGCTTATAATCCCAACGGGTGTAGAAGGAACAGGTAGTGTAGGGGACGTAACTACTGCATACAGCAGCGTGCAAACACCGACAGGCGTAAGTGGTACGGGTGCAGTAGGAACTACTTCAATAAGTGTAGTAGATTCCGTAACTCCTACAGGCGTAAGTGGTACGGGTGCTATAGGTGCGGTTGCGCTTGTAGTAGGAGATTTATTTGTACCTACAGGCGTAAGTGGTACGGGTGCTGTCGGTACGGTTACTCCAGCTTACGATAGAATCGTATCTGTTACAGGGGTAGTTGGCACAAGTGCTGTTGGAGCACCTACTGATTTAGTGCTACCTGCGATAACTGGAGTGGCGGGGACAGGTGGAGTTGAGCCTGTTATTATCGCATTTGGTGGCTCTATAGTAGCTACAGGTGTAAGTGGTACGGGCGCGGTAGGAACAATAAGTAGAGGTGGTTGGACTACGATAGATGATTCTCAAACACCTAGTTGGGTAGATATAAACAAAGCAGCATAGGAATATATTATGGCTACTTATGTAAATAATTTAAGACTTAAAGAAATTACTACAGGCGATGAGGACGGTACTTGGGGTACTAGTACTAATACTAATTTAGAACTTATTGCTGACTCACTTGGGTATAACACTCAAGATTGTTTTGGTTCAGACGGTAACCAAACGACCACCATAGCGGATGGTTCTGCTGATCCTGCTCGTGCGCTGTATTTTAAAGTCACTTCTACAGCAACTCTTTCTACGACTAGGGAACTTACGATAGCGCCAAACACTGTTTCGCGGGTTATGTGGATAGAGAATGCTACAACAGGCAGTCAGACCATAACCATAAAGCAGGGGTCAGGAGCTACTGTAAATATACCTACAGGGCAAACTAAAGTTCTCTACTTAGATGGCGCAGGATCAGGAGCTGCTGTTGTAGATGCCAATGCTAATGTTGCAGCTGATGGAGTGACTTCGGTAGCTGGAACTGGAACCGTTAACGGACTGACTCTGACAGGTACAGTAACTAGTACAGGAAACTTAACGTTAGGCGGCACACTTTCGGGAGTTAGCTTAACGGCTGCTGTATCAGGCGTATTACCATTTGCTAATGGTGGTAGCGGTGCAGTTGTTCCTTTATTAAAAGGCACAGGATATTCAGCGGTTAATAGAGATTTCATAGTTGTAACTACTGGAGGTATAACTATAACACTACCCAGTGGCCCTTCGGCAGGAGATGCGATAACTATTAAAGCAGGTTATACCGCCTCTTCAAGTAGTTTTACAGTTGCCAGAAACGGTAGCAATATAGCGTCAAGTGGCACTGATTTAACGTTTGACAAAGACTTTGCTCAGATAACCATGACCTATATAAACGGGACTATTGGCTGGAGTGTGTAAATGGCTAATTTATCTGATCTTCTTCCTCAAGGGGGAGGGCAAAACAACACAGACTTTGTAGCCGATGGCAATATCAGCGCGGGTGCGCCTGTTATTCTTACGAGTGATGGGAAAGTAAGTGGGATTTCAGAAACTGCGGGGAGTATGGGAACTCCTGACGACCAAGGAACCTCTTACCAAGTAAGTGGTACTTCTGGTGCGGCTTATCACATTACCAATAATAGTATTATTTTATGTTGGCCCGCAGGAGCTTCTAATTATTACCCTACTGCTGCCGTAGCCACTATAAGTGGTACAACTATGACGATGAACTCTCCGACAGTAATTACTTCAAGTGGCACGAGTTTTTGTAGATGTGTGTATGACCAAACGCAAAACGTAGTGGTTTTTTATTATAAACTTAGGGGTGGCTCTTCGATAAAATGTAAAGCTGCTACAGTTTCTGGAAGTACTTTTTCTTTTGGTAGTGAAGCATCTGCTTTTTCTGGTTCTAGTTATGGTGATGCCAACGAAGGCGATATATCTAATTTAGACGATTCAAAGGTGGTTATTTGTTGGGGGAATGTATCAGGTTCATCTGCACAAGTAGTTAGTATTTCAGGGACGAGCTTAACTATGAATACAGCAGTAAGTGTATTCGGTGGTAATACTATTCCTTTGCGTATGGCAAGTGGCAAAAAAGGGGAATTTGTTTGTGCAGGTGGAAGTACAAGTAAGATGAGTTTTGTTGCTTGTACGGTGAGTGGTACGACAATAACGGCGGGAACAGCAACTGACATATCTGGTGGCACTTCACAATATAATGACATAGCTAGTGGTTTTTGGAATGGGTATACCTCTCCAGAGTCTACTTATATTGCGGCTTATCACGATCCCGGAGCTTCGGGAGGTACATCGCTAGCTCGTGTAATCACAGTTTCAGGAACAACACTTACTCTAGGGGCTACAACTTCTTTAACGGCTGACCCCGATTACAACGAGCCGGCAATGGGTTGGGGTGGTTCTGCTACACAAGCCGTGTATTATTATCGTAGTAATTCCTCTTCTAGTGACGGAAAAGTGGTCGAGTTGAACTATTCAGGAACCACTATTACTGAAGGCTCAATTACCACAGTAGGTTATAAAAACTATAGTAATTGGGGTGTGACTACAGATCAGTCCGTAAAAAAATCTATTGTGCTTTATATGGATGGGTCAAACAGCGATGCAGCAGAGGTAAATGTTTTTAGTCCTACATCAAGTAACCTCACCGCAACCAACCTCTTAGGTCTTGCCCCATCAGCCATCAGCGACACAGCGACAGGCACGATAAACACTTGGGGTAGTAGAAACGAAGCGCAGTCAAGTCTGACGATAGGTAGCGATTACTACGTTCAGACAGACGGCACTTTATCCACCGATACAGGCGGTCAGCTAATCGGCAACGCGATCAAGACAAACCAGATTAATATCAAGGATTATACGGGATGACGAATCTTAGCGATCTTTTTCCTGCGGGAGCGGGGAAGCAAGTTAGTTTTACAGCCAGCGGTAACGTCACCTCGTCTGGTAAGCCTGTTATCTTGAACAGTGATGGGACAGTGAGTGAGGTAGGTTTGAGCGCCGCTGCACTTGATTCAGTTGAGGGTGAGTTTAATGACTATAGTTCAAGCACTTCTGCTACTAGCGACACCTCTTCTGTAAGAGCCGTATACAATCCGGATCAAGATAGGGTTTACTTTTTTTGGCATTATGGCTCGCAAATTTGGTATTCTTCAGGCACTTACAATGGCACGTCTTGGAGCTTTACCTCTGCTGTAAATTCTACGGTAGCCTGTTCCACCGCCGTAGGTTTAAATATTGACGTAGCTTATGACAGCTCTGAACAGAAAGGCATTATTGTTTGGGAAGATGGAACTGGATATGCCTCTCGTTCTGTACGTGCTGCTCTTTTAACTTTTTCATCGGGTACGGTTACTTGGGTAGATAGCGGTACTCAAATTAACTATTATTCTTTGGGGCCATCTGTTGCATCTGACAACAACGGCACTTTTATGGTTTTTTGGGAATACTACCCGTTTAACGAAGCAAATGTTACAAAAGGGACTATATCTGGTTCGACTGTTACTTACGAAAGTAGGAATGCTATTAATTCTAACAGCGGTTATTATTCGTCCAACTACCCCGCTATTTATGTTGCAGAGAAAAGCCGATATTTAGTACAAACTTTTAACTCTTCAGGGGGTGTAGTTTGTAGCGTAATAGAAGACAACGCAGGAACTAATCCAACAGTTCAATCAAATACCAATATAACTAATCTTACTCGTTCAGAAGCAAAAAGTATCGCTTATGATGCAAGCGCTGAAACAATTATGGTTTTTGCGGAAAATGGGAGTACTTATCCAACCGTTCAGGCTTGCACATTTACAGGGACAAATAACGCTGTTACTCAGGTAGGGTCGGCTGTTGTCTTAAAAAGCGCGACTATTGCCAATCAACTTTATTCTTTAAAATCTCAATATAATAGTGATGCAGCTCAAACACTTGTTACTCTTTCTTTTTCAAGCACTAGCACTCCTTCTCAGTACCTCGTTCTTTCTGGAACTACCCCTACCATTAGTGTCAGCCCCACTGATTTATACACTGACACCACGAATACGTTTCAGGACTTAACAGAAGGCCCAACAGGGACAGGTAGAACTTATATAGCCGTATACGGTAGTCAAACAAGTGGCAACTTTGTTCTTTGGGATGGGTATGCACAAACTTACACTATGCCTATGACAAATGTCACCGCATCTAACTTCCTCGGCATATCAGACGAAGCCATCTCAAGCGCAGCCAGTGGAAACATAACAATCAAAGGCGGCATAGCGGCTACAGGTTTGAGTTCGTTAACTCCTGCAAGCGATTATTACGTTCAGGATGACGGGACAATATCGACTGTCAGCAGCAGCGTCAAAGCGGGTAAAGCCTTGTCAGCCACCGTTTTAAATCTGGAGTATACATCGTGAGCAATTTATCTGATCTACTTCCTGCGGGAGCGGCAGCCAAACAACTGACCTTTACTGACAGTGGTAGCGGTATCTCTTCAAAAGCGCCAGTAGTACTTAATAGCGATGGTACAGTTTCTCCTATTACGATTGGTGCTGATTCCGCAGGGACTCCTGTTTTTTTTAGCGGCAGTTCTGCTTCAAAAACACAAGGAGGTATGGCCTCTAACGGCAGCGGAGAAATTCTTTATGCGTATAGAGCCAATAACGGTTACGGTACAGTGCAAGTTGTTAATTACGCCACGCCCGGAGGAAGTATTACTTACGGAACTCCCGTGACTTTTTTAAGTTCAAGCACTGGCGGTTTTTCTTGTGCGTATGATATACAAAGTGGTTATTACGTTATCGCGTATACTAATAGCGGTAGTAATTTTGTGGGTGAGTGTCGGTGTGTGTCGGTGTCTGGAACTACCCCTACTGTGTATTCAGCGTCTTCGCTTAGTTCCTACCCTTATCAAGTTAACCGTACTGATTTAGAGTATGACCCTACACAGCAGATGACATTTCTGGCTTATGACTATAGTTATGATGATGGGTCTAGCTTTTTTTACGCAGGTGGTCAAGTAAGGTTGGTTCAACCTTCTTCCGCTTATAACCCTCCGACTCTTCATGGCAATTCAGATGCGGAGGGTAGTGGGTCATGGACTTTTCTTGGTCGTGCCTCTATGGTTTACGACCCTAGTGTCTCTAAAACAGTTATTCATTTCTGTAATACTTTAGGCAACGCATTCTCTAAAATTATATCGGTTTCTGGAACGTCATTAAGTTTCAGTGCAAATACGGCTTTTCATTCTGGGTATACCACAGACCCTACTGCTACTTATGACTCTAACCAAAACGCACAAGTAGTAGCTTTTAGAGATAGCAGTAATAAAGGGTACGTTGTTGCAGGAACAACAGGAGCCTCCAGTATTACTTATGGCACTGACGTAGAGTTTGGTGACGGCAATCAAGTCCACTCTGATTCCAATGCTTTTGGTGTAGCTTATGATGCCAACGCTCAAAAAGTAGTTATTGTGTATGCAGACGATGATGACAGCGATAATGGAAAAGTAGTCTTCGCAACCGTAAGTGGTACAGCCGTTACTGTAACAACTCCTATCTATTTAGATGGTTCAAGTGGAACACCTGTCAGGCAGTTTGCTAGTGTTTATGATGCAACAGGCAAGCGTGTCATTGTTAGTTATACATTTAACTCAAACGACTCGACTAGAAATAATGCAGTTGAACCCGGAGCGACTAACCTAACAACGGCCAATTTCGTAGGCGTAGCCGACAGCGCAATATCAGCCAGTGCTGCGGGTAGCGTGATCGTGCAGGGGGGTACGGTAAGCGGGCTAACTGATCCGTTTGGTACGGTCACTCCGACTTACGGAACTCCTGTAACTGGTTATACGTCTGCCGGAGCAGAAAATTACGGGATGGTTTATGATTCGACTAATAACCGATTAGTCGTTGCTTACAAAGACGGTAGCAATTCTGATTATGGTACAGCAGTCGTAGGCGAATTGTCAGGTACTTCTATAACTTGGGGTACGCCTGTAGTTTTTAGCAGCACTGCAAGTGGGGATAGTGGTTTAGCTTTAACTTTTGATACTAACGTCAATCGTGTCGTTATTGCTTACCGTGATGGTGGCAACTCTGATTATGGTACGGCGATTGTGGGGGCAGTTAGCGGAAGTGGTTCAGGAAGCACCATAGCTTTCGGTTCAGCTACAGTGTTTGAAAGTGCTAACAGTTTTTATATTGGCGCAGGATTTGATCCCGTTGAAAACAAAGTATTGTTGACTTATCGTGACAACGGCAATTCCAACTATGCTACTTACATCATCGGTACTGTAACAACAGGGCCAGATGCTATTTCTTTTAATACCGCAGCTACTCTCAACGGCTCCGATGTAATGGATTACAATGCAAGAAATATTGCTTTTGATACTTCACAAGGTAAGTTTTTAGTAACTTACACTGTAAGCGGGGTATTAAAAGCAATGAATTTAAGCATTTCTTCTGGTTCTGGTACGGTTGGTACGGTAAGCACATACGGGTCGGGTAGTCCTTATATTTGGAATCCTGAAACAATATACGATTCAGGGAATTCTAAAACAGGCATTATCTATGGTGATTCAAGCGGTAACTACCCCTTATATTTTTCTGTCATAAGCATGAGTGGATCGAGTGTCACTATTAATACCCCAGTAACAATTAGTTCGCAGGGTAATGGGGCTTTGTACGGAACTGCTCTAGCTTACGATCCAGATTTAGGGAAAATAGGTCTTGCCTTTCGTGATGACCATACCAGTGGTACGAGTTACCAAGGATCAGCGTTTTATGGAAGTATTTCAGGGACTACGAGCACTTGGGGCACAAAGTCAACGTGGTTTTCAAGTTCTTTAGGTTCTTCTCAAACAGGTATTGGAGCTGCCTACGACACTTCCTCTAATAAATTTGCATTTGTCGGTTCTGCTAACGCAGGGAACGGAGTTGCCGTAGTAAGTACATTAGCCACCACTACTTTTACCACGGGAACCAAATACTACGTCACCACCTCCGGTGGGTTTTCGAGTTCAGCAGATAGCCCTAGCGTCAATGCGGGAATAGCAATTTCAACAACATCTTTACTTTTGAATGGAGACTCATAATGAGCCAGACTATTACAAAAAATGACGGCAACGTAAGCGTTTATCTATTTGACGACAGCGTTAATGTCGATTTATCAGCAACACCTAACGCGACTGTTAGAAATAACGGTGGTAACGATTTTGACATCGGTGACCTCAATGCCAGTAATGCAACTCTGCACACCGGAGTTACTGCTCCTGACGGTTGGGTTGGCGGCAAGCACACCTATGACGGCAGTTCTTGGGGTGATGTAGCAGGATGGGTTGATCCGGCAGCAGGAATGTTAGAGCAGGACAAGGTTCGCTATGCCGCTAATGCAACCTACAGCTCTACTTTTACCGATGCAGTACAGGCTGAAATAGATCGCATTAAAGCGTTGTAAAGATGCGTCATGGTGCTTTTCATACTAATAGTAAGTATCGGAGGGCAAGATGTATCGCGTTCTTGTGAACAGGCGTTGTGCTTTAAGGATATTAATAGATGTCTATATTTTGCTGAAAAAATAAAACAACAGCCTGACACCCCTGATATTAACGCATATTGTCAGCCAATAAATGCAGATGAAGACAGCAGGTGGTACAAATGATCGGTGAAGCTCTACTTGCAATAAAAGCCTTAGACAGCGCTTTTGTCGTTGTACAGACAGCTATTGCCAAGAAAAAAGAAGTCGAAGACATGGCCGGTGAAGTTGGCCGCTTTTTTACTGCTAAGAAAAAAGTCGAAGAGCACATGGCAAAAGCTCGTCAGGCTGGAAATGATGATCTGTTGGTAGGCTCCGCGTTAGAGGAAGCTATTACTATAGACCAGCAAGAAGAACGGATTGAAAAGATGATGGAAAAAATCCGTGACCATTATATGCGTCAAGGAAAGACACACAGATGGGGCAAGATCAAAGCTGAAGCAGCCAAGATTGAAAAGAAACGCGAAGTTAAAAGAAAACAAAAAGCAGCCGCAGAAAAAGCAGAGGATGCCTTGATACGTGACTTAGCTGTAATGTTTGCATGGCTTGTAGGTACAGTTATTTTTATCTTTGGTGCGGTATTTTTAATTTTTGGATTAGGTGGTGAGTAATGAAACTAGACCCCGTTTTACTTAATATGGCGTGTAGTTGGGCGATGAAAGCCTATAACGATGAAAATAAAGACTCTATAAAAATAGAAAGTAAACTTACCTCTACTACAGTTTACGTAGCAAAACGCAAATCCATAGACATCATAGCGTTTCGTGGGACGCAACAGGGGCGTGATTGGCTTACCGATGCGCTAGTAGTCCCAGTACCTTACGTAGGCAGGTTGTGCCACGGTGGGTTTACCGCAGCTCATGCTTCTGTTTGGGGTAAAGTAAAGAAGCACTTAGACATGAAGAAGCGTACTTTAATATGCGGGCACAGTCTTGGTGGAGCGTTAGCAGAATTAAGCGCAGCTAAACTGTGGAAAAAACACCCTAACATCAATCTGGTAACCTTTGGTAAACCTAATGTGTTCTTCAAAGGGTTCAAGCGTCCTATGGAGTTGGATAACCAAATTTCTTGTGTGCAAGGTTCAGATATGGTGGCACGCATACCGCGCCTTTGCTATGGCCCTTCTAGGTCGCAGACCATGTTGTACTTTGCTAACTCCCTGCAAGATTACATAAACCCTCCAAAAGAAGTTAGGAAGGAAGACAGAAGCCTGAAAGATGCTATCTCTGACCATTTTATGGAAGGGTATAAAGAGCGCCTAGAAATATTTTTGGATGCTCAAGACAAGATACTTAATCCAGAAGAACTTAAAGAACTCAACAAAATGATTGACGAGGTTGAAAATGCTTAGAATCGCTGCGCTGTGTGTACTAATGGCGGGATGCTCTGTATCCGAGGAAATGATAGCCAACAAGGAACTGTACTGCTCTGGTGTCTACAAAGGCATACGAGCTGTAGGCCGCGTGACCACTGAGGTTACGACAGGCATCCGAATCCCAGACGTTTGTGATACGATTGACGAAATCGTGGAGGAAGACTCCACGGGAAAGTAATTAACGAACTAGAGGCACTTATAAAAGTGTATTTGTTACTGCAATGAAATTAGGTGGATTACTCAAGTCTCTTGCCCCTACTATAGCCAGTGCAGCAGGTGGGCCAATGGCGGGTATGGCTGTCAAGATGGCCGCACAAAAACTAGGTGTACCGGATGCTACGGCTAATGAGATAGAGGATATTATCGAGCGAGAGCCAGAGAAAGCGGTGCTTCTCAAGGAAGCAGACAGGGATTTTAAAGACCGTATCCGAGAAATGGAAATTGATCTGGAGTCGTTTAAGACTGAAGTAGAGGACAGGAAATCAGCACGGGAAGCCTTTGGTTCGGATATAACTCCCAAAGCCTTTTCTATACTAGCTCTCCTACTTTATGGTGCGTATGTAATGACGGTTACACTTATGCCACACGACTCTAATGACGAGACTATTATCTCGTTGGTATTGGGGCAATTATCAGGAATATTAGGTACTTGCGCGGCTTTCTTCTATGGCGGGTCTAATGCAAAAAAATAAGATGAAGAAGCTAATTGAAATGTTAAAGCGCCATGAAGGCGTGGAGACTCATGCTTATGAGTGTTCTGAAGGAAAGATTACTGTTGGGGTGGGTAGGAATATCGACCAACGGGGCGGCATGGGGCTGTCCGAAGATGAAGTAGAATACTTGCTTGAGAACGATATTGAACGTGTTATCAAGGAGTTAGCAGAAGAGTACGCTTGGTTTAACTCGTTAGATGATGTGCGTAAAGATGCAATGATTGATATTAGCTTTAATCTTGGAGCAACAAGATTGAGAGGTTTTAAACGTGCTCTGGCTGCTATGGAAGAAGGAGACTATAAGGTAGCTGCTACCGAGTTCCTAGACTCACGTTGGGCTAAACAAGTAGGTGGTAGAGCGTTAGAACTTACTGACTTAATTAAAACAGGCGAGTATGTAGAGTAATGCCTTACAAGAAAATACAGTTTAAATCAGGAGTAGACCGAGAAAACACTCGTTATGCGGCTGAAGGTTCTTGGTACGAAACTGAAAAGGTGCGGTTTAGAAGGGGATTGCCTCAAAAGATAGGTGGTTGGGAGCGACTGTCTGCTAATACTTATCTAGGAGTAGCACGTTCCCTGCATAACTGGGCTACTTTGAGTCTTCAGAATCTTGTTTCTGTAGGTACTAACCTCAAATACTATATTGAGAAAGGCGGTGCTTATAACGACATTACCCCTATTAGAGCTACTACAGCAGCGGGAGATGTTACTTTCGCAGCTGTAAACGGCGATGCAACTCTTATTGTTACGGATACTTCACATGGAGCGACTGTTAACGATTTTGTTACTTTTAGCGGTGCTGCTTCTCTGGGCGGAAATATTACGGCTGCTGTTCTAAATCAAGAATATCAGATAGCGACAATAGTAAATACGGATTCCTACACGGTAGAAGCTAAAGATACCTCTGGTAGCACAGTTACTGCTTCTGCGGGAGACTCAGGTAATGGAGGTTCTAGCACTGTAGGTACTTACCAGATTAATATAGGAAACGAGATTGAAGTTCCGTTTACGGGGTGGGGTGCAGGTAAGTGGGGGCAAAGTACTTGGGGCAACGGTGGTACTACTCTTGCGGGAATGCGTCTCTGGAGCCAATCAAATTTTGGAGAAGACCTGTTTTTTGTACATAGAAACGGTGCTCTGTACTACTGGGATGCAAGTAGTGGCGTTACCACAAGAGGAGTGTTAGTAAGTTCTTTAGGGGGCGCATCGCAAGTACCTACCGTAGCTAATATTGCTTTTGTATCAGACATATTTAGGTTTGCTTTTTGCTTTGGTGTAAATGCCGTAGGTGCTTCAGCTTTAGACCCTATGCTTTTACGATGGTCTGACCAAGAAGACATTACTGATTGGAACCCCACCGCTACTAATCAAGCAGGAAGTCTTAGTCTTTCTGAAGGCACAGAAATAGTACAAGCTATACAGGCACGTCAAGAAGTATTGGTGTGGACTGACTCGGCTATGTACGGCTTACAGTATCTAGGTGCTCCCTTAGTATGGGGTGCAACGTTATTGGGGTCTAACATCACCATAGCTAGTCCTAATGCAGCCGTCTACTCCAACAACATTGCCTACTGGATGGGTACAAGCAAGTTTTACTATTACGATGGTACAGTAAAAACACTACCTTGTTCGGTACGTAGCTACGTATTTGACGATTTTAACAGTGACCAAGCCCAACAGGTTATTTGTGGGTCAAACGAAGAGTTTGACGAAATATGGTGGTTTTACTGTTCCTCTGGGGTGACTCGTAATGACCGTTATGTTGTGTATAACTATGTGGAAAACATCTGGTATTACGGCACGTTATCACGTTCAGCATGGATAGACTCTGACTTACGGGATTTCCCAATAGCTGCTACGTTTGATGGCAAATTAATTAATCAAGAGAAAGGCGTGGATGATAACGAAACAGGTACTCCAGCAGCCATAACAGCCAGTATTACTTCTTCTCAGTTTGATTTGGATGACGGTGACAGATTTATGTTAATAAACAAGATGTTACCTGACTTGACCTTTGAAGGTTCTACCGCAGGTTCTCCCAGTGCTACGGTTAGTTTACTGCCGTTACAGGATTCTGGGTCTGGTTATTATAGCCCTGCTTCAGTAGGAGGTAGCGACAGTGCGGCTGTTACTCGTACAGCTACAACACCGATAGAGGCTTTTACTGGCATAGTGGATACGCGGGTACGAGGTAGGCAAATGTCGTTCAAGCTAGAGTCTACAGCGGCTGGGGTTACTTGGAAGCTAGGCGTACCGCGTTTACAGATGCGTCCTGACGGCAGGAGGGGCTAGTGGCTAACGACCTTATAAATCAGGTTACTAACCCAGCTCTCCCCGTTGCTCCAAGGGAAACCTCTCTAAGCACTTACCTAGATGATTTAAACAACATTTTACGTTTGTTTTTCAATGGCCTAACAAATACTGTAAACTTGTTGTCTGGAGATTACGGGGGTCGTTTTATCAGCACCCCAAATGGTAAGTTCTTCTCCACAGTTGACCAAAATGCAGGGTCTACGGGTACTGCATACGCCATACAGTTTGAAAACACGTATCTTGGCGAAGCCATGAGCGTAGCGTCTAATACCCGAATAACCCCAACCTATTCAGGGGTTTACAACTTTGAAGTGTCGGCTCAGTTAACCAGTAATTCAGCCGCTGCTAAAACAGTTGACGTTTGGGTAAAAAGAAGTGGTACAGATGTTACTAATACTGCCAAACAGCATGTGTTGTCTGGGTCAGGTAGTATAGATGCAATTAACTATAACTTTACGATTGATGTGCAAGCAGGGCAATACATAGAGATTATGTGGGCAACTAGTGATACAGACGTAAGCCTTAACCATCAGGCCGCTTCAAGCCCAAGACCTGTAGTGCCATCAGCGATTGTGAGTGCATTTTTGATTTCAGCACTTCCAGAAACTTTACCGTAGGTAGGATATGGGTACTGCACGAAAATTAGGCGCAAACTCTATGATCCAAGTTAGTCCGGGGAATTTTATCCCTGTGTCTAATTTTGCGGGTACGAGTACAAGTTTTGCGCCACGCGGAGGGTTAGGTGCTCAAGGTGCAGGGTTTGGGTCGCTCACTGTAGGCGGTTTAGGTGCAGGGTCTAGTGGTATGACTGGGGGTGGTGGCTCGTATGTTAGTCCGGGGCAAGCTACTGTTCCAACTGAAAAAGAACAATACAATATTAGAAAAGGCGCAGTTAAAAAAGCATTAAATAATTTAAGTAACGCTATAGCTGATGCCAGAGCTTTTGATAAAGGCGCTTCAGGACTAACTACAGAACAAAAACAACAGGCTGTTACTGATGCTCGTAAAGAAGTTGAAACTTTAGGGATTACGAGAGATGAAATAGAAAGTTTTAATAAAGATCAAGGCAGAGAAGTAATATCCCCACGAGTTGTAGAAGGGAATCTTTTAGATAAAGCTGGTGATTTTACCCAAGATGCGGGTCAAGAACTCATAGACCTTATAGCCACTGGAGGTCAAAAGTTTTCCGATATTATAACGCTAGGACAAGGCCCAGAAGTTGCTCAAACTTTACTTAACCCTATCTCTATTCTTACGGGTGGTCTTGGTGGAACTATTAACTACGGGGAAAGTGGCTCAACTACACCGTTAATACTTGGTACTCAACCCGGCACAGGACAACAAGTTGGCCTTTCCATACCAGACCCCCGTTACATTTTTGAAGGTGGATTACCGGGATTGCTTGGTGGTCTAGGTACGTTAGGTACAATGGCTGGAGCTGCATCCTTTACTGATGATAAAGCTGATCCTGCTAGTGGAGTGGGAACTTCAGCCGCCAGTGTATTGGCAGCGGCAAATGCAGGAGATGATAAAGATAAAACTACAACCACAACACCACCTGCGGGCGGTGCAACATCGGCAGACACTGTTAAAGCTGTTGATATTGCAGGAGATATGACATCAAAAGGCGATGCCGTAAAAACTGGTGCGTTGGGTGTTGATATTGGTAGTGATCTAAGCGAAAAAGACAAAATAAAAACGGGAAGTATCGCATTGAACACGGGAGACCTATCTTCCGAGGACTTAGAAGTAGCTGACATCATACGTACTAACGCAGGGACAGATGTAGGTCTTATTTCCCCTGTTAAAACTAGTGAACCTGTAAAAACTTCTACTGCTGGTGGTGGAGCTGCTAGTGGTGGCAGTGGGATGCCCGCAGGTGGCGGTGGGACAGGGACAATTTCTGGTGGTCCCGGCCCGCTAGTCGATATAGACTATCTATATGATATGGCAGGAAGTTTAGCTCAACCTTTTTTAAGTACAGAAGATGAAGACGAGGAAGACCTTAAAGTTTACGCGAAAGGTGGTGGACACGTGAAAAGATTTAATACTGGGACTCAAGTAAGTGCTTATCCCCCTCAGAGTTTAATACCCGAAGAAGACGGTGGAACAATGAAAACCGGAGGTAAATTCAGCTTCCGAGATTTTATTGACCAGAACGCAAAGACTATTGCAGGTGGTTTGGTAGGGGGTTTACTAGGGCTTAGTGACGACAGCGGGGGAAGTGGTCCTGTAGGTTACCAAGGCGGTATCCCTGATTACAGATTTAATAGAACACTAAAAGACGATGCGTTTAGCAATGTATTAGATGCACAAGGTAATAGAATTAACCCGTTAGCCGCCACAGAAACTAGCACTATGCGTAGGCCCGGAAGCATGGGCAGGTCTTACTTTGACTACGGAGATGAGCTTTTTACTGGGACAGGCACTATGCAAGGCGTGGGGCTTCCCTCTCTTGTAGAAACTGATACTACTGCTACGACAACTACAGGTTTACCTCCGGGTTTTACCTATACCCCTGTATCTGATGTAGATACTACAGAAGGTGCGTTTGGTGGTGCGGGTGCTGTCGATACAGGGATTGGAGCTGTTACACCTGTTGCTGGTGCGGCTGTTGCTGGTACTGGTGCTGATGTTACAACTCAAGTTGAGCCTACAGACTTACAAAAGTTTAATACTTTTTTAACTCCTTTCTACGGTAAAACACTTACTAACGACGATCTTTTAAATCTAGGTGGTCAAGAAGTTTACAACGTTAATCAAATAGGCACAGCTCTGGGCATAGACCCAGATGTTCTGGCTAAAGCCATAGCAAACGCTCAAAATTTAAGTGCAGCATTAAATGCAACTACTGATGACGCTGCTGCTACCACTGACGATAATGCTGTTGACGCACTTACTCAGTTTGCATCAAAGTTCGCAAATAAAAATTTAACAGATGCTGATTTATTAGAAATAGCGGGCAGTGATTTTTCTACTACCGAATTAGCAGGTAAGTTCCCCACTTTAAGCGCAGACAATTTACAAGCAGCTATTACGGGAGCACAGAATAGAGAAACTGTTGCGAATACGTTTAGTTCAGTAGATGCAACCGATGGAATTCAAGATACAGAAAGAAATGATTTAGTTGATCTTATAAAAGACAAAAAAGCTACCATCGGTGACGTAGCTACAAATTTTAATGTGGATGTTGTAGATGTAGTAGCTGATTTGGTTAATAACGGAGACATGACGCTAGAAGAAGTTACAAAACAAGTATCAACAATACAAAGCCCAACAGATTTAGCTGTGCAATTATTACTGCAAGATAAAACTACACCTGCGCTTTTAGCAGCACAAAATGAAGACTATACCGAGAAAGAGATAGCAGATGCTTATAATTTTATTACTAACAGTAATAAATATGCTCAAGGTGGCTCTTTAAATAACTATTATTTAGGTGGACCTACAGACGGTATGGCCGACCTTATACCTGCTAGTATAGATGGAACACAACCCGCCGCGTTAAGCGATGGGGAATTTGTAATACCTGCTGATGTCGTTAGTCATTTAGGTAATGGCAACTCAGATGCAGGAGCGAACCAATTAATGTCAATGATGGATAGGGTGCGTAATGCTCGTACAGGGACAACTAAGCAAGGTACGGAAATAGACCCTATGAAAATGATGCCAGCTTGAGGTACTAAAATGACAACACCAACAGCAACAGGATTAGAAACTTCATTATCTCCCTACGCTGGCCCTTATGTGTCAGAGATGTTGGGAAGGGGCGCGGCACTAGCTAATTTGCCGTATACCGCCTACCAAGGACCGTTAACAGCCGGACCTTCTTCCTTACAAAGTCAAGCATTTCAAGGACTTGCCTCGTTAGGAATGCCACAAGCGTCAGCCGCTGGGTCGTTTTCAGGTGCAGGGTACACTCCTCTTACTCCTACTCAGTTAACTGAGGGAGCACAACCCAGTTTTACTCCTGCAAGTGACAATGTAGTACAACAGTACATGACACCTTACCTACAAAGCGTGCTTCAACCTCAATATGATGCAGCCATACGTGACGCTGAAATGGCGCAACAAGCCTTGCAATCTCAATACAGCAGAGCAGGTGCATTTGGAGGGGGTAGACAAGCTGTTGCAGAAGCAGAATTAGGCAGAGGGCTTCTGGATAGACTAGCAGGTATAACAGGACAAGGTTACCAGCAAGCCTACACTGATGCACAAAATATGTTTGGTAGGGATAGAGATTATGGACTCCAAGCGTTACGTGCTCAACAAGTTGGTGGTGATACTCAAAGACAAATAGACCAACAAGGGATAATGGCTGATATAGCGCAGTTTGAGCAAGAACGTGATTTTCCTTACAAGCAAACGCAGTACATGCAATCTCTATTGCAGGGTCTACCTATTTCAACGCAGTCTTATCAATATGCTGCACCAAGTGATACGAACAGATTTGTTGGCGGAGCTAGTGAAGTATTAAACCTTTTGGATAGGTTAAACTTTCTCCCTTCTTAAGAGGATAAAAAATGGTAATGCAACAAGCAGGTATAATTGATCCCCGTGCGCTTCAACAAGCTCGACAGAATCCTCGTGTGCAAATGGCAGAAGGGTTGGCAAGCAGTGGTATTGCAGGTGCATTGAAAGAGCTAATTGATGACAGGGTAACAATGGAAGCAATGGAGCTAGTCGCCGCTGCGGATAGAGATGAAGCAGTTAAAATGACTGATAAGCCCAGTATCAAAGACAGTAATACACAGGGTATTAATCAGCTTGTGCAGACACTTGCCCCCGGAATGCAACTACGGAACAACCAGATACAAAAAGCGCAAATGCAAAAAATGCTAGGTCTAGGCGGTCAACCTGCCCCCAACATGCGTATGGCTGACGGTGGGATTGTTGGGTTTGAAGAAGGAGATAAAGTTGAAGGCAATAATTTTAGTCGGCATGAATTTATGTATGGTCCAATACTCAGGAAACTAGGGATAGGCCCAATGTATGACTTTGGTGGTGGGCTAAACGAAGACTTTATGAACAGGAGAAAGAAACGAGCTGCTGTAGAAAAGTATGGACCAGATGCTGCTATGCCAGTAGGTAGTAATCAACCTATACCTATGCTTATGCAAAAGTATGGTAGTAAAAGGGTAATGGAATTTTTTGACAGACAAAAAGAATTAAAAGAAGAAAGTAAGTCTGTAGCGCCTGAGTATAGAGATGCTTTTAATAATAAAGAAGCTCTCTTTATATCAGACTTTTCTGACATGTTAGAGGATATAAACCAAGCTCAAAGTGGTCCCTTAGATATTAGTGAAGAGGCGGGAATGGGTTTGTCTCCTATGGCTCCTATCCCTACCCCATTAAACGCCATTAGAAGACCCCAAAGAGGTTCTAAAATGGCAGACGGCGGTATCGTTGCACTCAAGGAAGGTGGCTTTCCAGACCTAAGTGGAGATGGAAAAGTTACGCAAAAAGATATTCTTATGGGTCGTGGTGTAGTGGATAAAGCACAGGGCGGCATTGTTGGTTTTGATAACGGCGGTTCTGTTATTCCTCAAGTGGGTATATTTGGACCAGCGATATATGACTTCACTGATTTTTTGCTTAGTAAGGGTATAGAAAACATAAGTGATTTATCCTCCAGTGCTATTGAGAATCTAACAAGAGAGTTTGAAGAACAGAAAGCAGCAGGGGATGCCCGTGCTGAATTAGCAGATATGGGAGATGCACCGGGATCAAGAGGTACTCCACAAGCTAGACCTGAAATTGCAGAAGTTGTAGAGCGTGAAGCGGTATCTACTGGTAGACCTCCTGTAGAACAAATGGGTAATTTAGAACAAGTTTTAAGAGGAGGAGTATTAGGACTCCTTGATAATATTAAACGAGAACCGGGTTCTACTCTAATGGCAGATATGGGGGATGCACCGGGATCAAGAGGCACTCCACAAGCTAGAGCTGATAAAGTGACCACAACTGATTTCCCTGAAATACCAGCTTATTTATATGAAGCCTCTCCAGAAGAACTGGCATCTGCGGATCGTGAACAAACTCTACCAGCTCAAACAGATGATAATTTAAGGTTACCAGTAAGGTTGCCGGGTGCTGACCTAAGAGACTCTGTAGCTGGTGCGGCAAAAGATTTAGCTCAAGACTTGTTTATGGGTGGATATTCAGCAGAGGAACTATTAGACAGAACTATGCCAACTAGAATGCAAGCCTTTAGAGAGGGGCGTGGTCTGCTAGACTTAGACGAGTATGAAAGAGGTGCTGTTGGTAGAGAAATGCTTACTTTTGTACCTAGTTATTTAAATACTATATTGTACCCCAACCCTGAAAACGAAAGGTTAGGTACTGCTACTCTTGGAGGAATCGCAGAAAGTGTGGAACCAACGGCAAGAGGGTTCTTAGGTCTTGGCCGTAGGGAACAAGCGCAAGACGAAACGGAAGCAGCTAAAAATATAATTGCAGAAGGTGGGACTCCTACTGGACAGGTAAATCTTGAAGCACCTTCAATAGAAGAAGAAGGTATTCAAGTTGGGGACGTTGCGCCGTCAGTGAAGAAGGGAACGGAAACGGCTGAACAGGTACAAGCAGGTCTTGCTGCTTTTGACAGTGATGTATCTACAGGGACAGGAACAGGAACAGGAACTGGAACAGAAAGTGCTGTCAATGCTCTTGGCGCACTTGAGTTAAGCGGAGAGGGTAGTGGTGCAGGTTTAAGAGACCAAGTAAAACGTATTATAGACAGAGAAGAAGACCCAGTGCGTATAGCTCTCGATTTTGGAAGAGCTTTTGGTAAAGGTAATACACCATTCCAAGGACTACAACTGGGAGGCGAAGTACTAGACGCTGCTGAGAATAAACTTGATACGCAAATAACTGCACTAGAAAGACTAATCCAAGCTGCTGATATTACTGATGCTCAGATGAGAATAGCGCAGGAAGAACTAGCAGTTAAACGGGAGCAAATCGACGCTATACGTTCTGGTAATCTATACGATCTTCTTGCGTCAATAAATACTAACTTAGAACGCCAACGACAATTTTCTGCGGGGTTTGGGCTTGATGTAAGTGAGGAAGTAAGAGAGCAGTTAAGTCCCTTTAATAACGCACCAGCTTATAACCAAGTGGTAAGTGAAGTACAGGAGGCATTTAGGCAACGAGGTATAGACCCAGCGCGTAACCAAGACCAATATCAAAGTGCTTTAAATAGGGCACTGGCTGTAAAAGCACAACAGTTAGATGCGGAGTTAAGAGGTGGCTTTTGATACAAAAGGAGCATTGGCAGCAGGTTTTTCTGAAGCAGATATCGTAAAGTATTTGTCGGAAAAAACAGGCTTTGATCTTGCGGGTGCTCAAGCCGAGGGCTTTGAAGAGTCTGCTATTTTAGACTATGTATTAAATAAAGTTAATCGCCCCAGTACACCTTCATTTACATCTCAACCAACACAACAAACACAATTTACTAGTGTAGATGATATTGTAGGATCGGTGTTACAAACATACCCAAGCACTGGTTCTGGTTCTGGTTTTTTAAGGCAGACCGCAGATATCCCTGTTCAATTCCTAAAGGGAACAACTACAGGACTAAAGTATATTACTGACGCATTCGGTGCAGATAACACCTTATCTCGCTCTTTAAGTGGCGCAGAAGACTTTTTTGATGACCTCCTTTCTGCACAGGCTAAACAGGATCAACAAGAGATATCCCGTATTATGCAGGAAGCAGAAGATAAGGGGATGAAGGAGCAAATCTTAGCGGGCCTAGAGGCTTTTGCTACTGCTCCAGTAGACTTAATATCTAACGCTTTCGGTACTTCTGTTCCTACTTTGGTTGCTGGATTGCTTGCCCCCGGAAGTGCTGCCGCTTTAACAGGCCGTGCATTAACTGCTGCTCAAAAAGCTAGGATAGGTGCTGGTGTAGCTACTGGAGTAGGTACGTTAACAGGCTTGGGTATTACTAAAGATGCTACCTACGATGCTGTCTTCCAAGAACTAACTAACTCAGGTGTATCAGAAGCAGAAGCTAAAAGTGCAGCACAAGAAGCACAGGAATATGGTGGAGAGAATATAGACAATATTCTTTTAGGGGGTGCGTTGGGCGCACTTGCTGCAAGGTTTGGTTTAGAACGAGCTGTATTTACTACCAATATTGGGAAAAAGTTAGCTGGGGAAGTTACAGAAGAAGGGCTAGATAAGCTACTTAAAAAAGGAGTTATCCCCACGGCAACACGCACAGCTTTAGAAGAGGCAATCCCTGAAGCTCTACAAGGTGGACAGGAACAGTTTACACGTAATATAGCACTGCAACGCCAAGGGTTTGATGTGCCGTCTTTTCGAGGCGTGACTGGTGGAGCTACGCTAGAAGGTATAGTAGGCACTCCAATAGGTGCTTTGGCAGGGGTGCGTGAAGCCAGTATTTACAACCAAGATACTGCGGCCCTACGTAACTTACTTGCTGACGATGCGGATACAGCGGTAGAAGAAGACACCACTGAAGAGATAGAGATAATAGACCCAAATGAGTTAACTGAGGAAGAAACTTTTGAATTATATACTGCGTACGAAAAAGCAGAAGACGCAGAGATAGACAGGGTAGATAGACTTGAAGAAGAAGAACTAGCAGCTTTAGATGCAGGGGAGGAAGTCACCCGTAAAAATTACGTGCGTGTGGGTAAGTATTTTGTCCCACAAGACATGGGAAATGTTGGAAGTCTGACAGAGGAAGATTTAACTGAACGTATAGAGCGTGTGTTAGAAGCTAGAAACAAAATGAATGCCCTTGGTAGGGGTATGTCACGCTCGATTGACTTGGTTAATGAGTTAGAAAAGATTGAAGCTATACAAGATGCTGATGCAAAAAGAAAAGCATTACAAGATAAAAACCTAACAGGAGAGCAATTACTTGTCGAGTTAGAAGCGGCTAAAAAAAATGCTGCTTCATTTAACGAATTTGTTATGCAACTAACAGGAAAGGAACCACTAGATGCTTCCTATAAGAACGCTCAAAAAGCAGCGTTAGAAGCGGAGCAGGAATCCTATGCTGAAGCAGAACGTAATATAAGAAGGTTTAACACAGATAACGCCGCTAAAATACAAAGACTATTAGACACTAAAGCGGAAGATTTGACCCGACAAGAGCGTGCAGTCAGGCGATACTTTAGTAAGAAAGGTATACCTAAAGACGGACGAGAAGTAGCACTGTTAAGTATAGCTGCCGATGTAGCAGAGGGAGATGCTACAGTTGACGAAATTAAGCAAAGCAGAGAACAACAACCCAATATCCCTAGTGATGAGTTAATTGACGATGCGTTTAATGATTTTATAGGTGAAAAACGCCAAGGTAGATTAGCTCCTACAAAACAAAAAGACGCAGTACTTGCAAGGCAATGGATAGAAGATAACTTGCAGGGCACTCCTGCAACACAGCTTAATGAAGCCTTGGACGCATTTAAAACAGAACGAAAGCAATCCATATTAGGGTTAGCTAGAGCACTTAGACGCTCTAAAAAAATTACAGAAACACAGGCTAATACTGGTGTCCTACGCGCAGGGATACCTAAAGGAGAGGATTTTGGAACGGTTAGAAGTGCAGAAGTCCCTCCAGTTGATACAGGACGAACAACAGATCAACAGGCTGAAGCAGAAGCTCTTCAACAGATGGGGCTTAAACAACAGCCTCGCAGCGAAGCGCGTAAAAAAGAATTCAATCGGCTAAAAAGAGAAGCTAAAACAAAGATAGACGAAGAATTTGCTGAAGCACAACAAGGTATAACTAGTGAAGATATCGCGGCACAGGTGAAACGCCAAGGTATCACTTTCCCTCAAGACATTCCTAATGAAGTAAGAGAAGTAGCAGAACGGGGTAACTTAAATCAAACCATAGAGCAATTGTTAAAAGACGAACCAAAAGAAATACAGATTTTATTACGGAATATGAGAAAGATGGCTGCTAATACTAAGATACGTATAGCACCTCTTCCTGAATCGCCCAGAGGAGGAATGTTTGATGAGGGTGCAAATGAAATTGTATTGGACCCAGAGAGAGGGTTAAACAAAAAAGTATTTTTCCATGAGTTAGCACACGCTGCTTTGTCCCGTAGGTTAGACAATCCTGATTCAAAAGAAGCAGAAGTATTTTTTAAGTTTTTCAGCCAAATACAATTACAGATGAGTGGCTTCTATGGCGGTAAGGATTTACACGAGTTCGTGTCTGAGTTTATGGGTAATGAAAATTTTCGCGCTTTACTTAAAGACTTAAAAGCACCAAGAAGTGATAGCTTTTATAAACGAGTCATAGACGCAATACTTGAATTTTTTGGTATTCGTGAAAGGCAAACCGCATACGACAAAGGGTTTGAGTTTATTGAAGAAATTGTAAACCTTGGTGCAGAAAGTGAAGCACCCCCTATCGAAAGAGTATTCTTTTCCAATGTTACTCCTGATGTAGTAGGTGAAGAAGCTGCAAAGCTACCACCTTTGAACAAAACAAAAATAAACAAAATGACTGAAGCGGTTAGTGAAAGCCGTCCTCTTACAAGAGCTATATTTAAAGCCTTACGTATGGATAACTTTGTAGAGTTATATGGGAAATACATACCCAGTTTAAAATTTATTACAGATGCTGTAGAGAAAAAACAAGGTTACCAAGAAAACAAAATTGAAGAGAGTCAAGAGGTCTACAAAGGGTTAGTAGCTTTTGCCAGAAGGTTTCAAAGGCAAAGTGAACAGTTAGGTGATCTAGCAAATCAAATTCGTTTAGATGAAGTAGACATACTTGACCCTAATTTTATTACCAAGTACATAGACCAAGTAAAGAAACGAAGCGAAGACAATAAACCTCCTTCACAGGCAGACATAGAAACTAAGAAAGAAGCCATTAAAAAACACAAAGAAACTTTACAACGACTCGATAAACAAACAAATGGGCTTGCTAGTAAAGTATATAAGAAGTTAAGAACTGAATACGATGGGATGTTTAAAGAGTACAAAAAGTTTGTATTAGGAACCATAAAAAATGAAGACTTACGCGATAAAGTAAGACAAGATTTTATTGCTAATGAACCTGTAGCGGGGTATGTCCCTTTCAGAAGGTTTGGAGAGTTCATTCTTCAGTACATGGATGCTGATGGTAACTACACGGTAGAAGCATTTGAATCTTACAGTGATCGAAGAAGAGCTATTCAACGGTTGGGTTTGAAGAAGTCTGTTGAAGAAGGAAGCGAACTTACAAAAGAAAATCCGTTAAACCAATATATAATAACAAACAGTGTGCAAAACACTAGTTTTAAACCCATTGCAGGGACTGAACATTTTCTTGCAAAAGTTTACCAAAACATGGACAAAAATTTAACAGACGAACTACGAGCGCAAAATAAAACACAAGAAGAAATAAAGGAAGCAATCAAAGGTTTAGATACACAAAAGCAAGCTATGTACGAAACTTATTTAGATATGTTTCCTGAAAACTCTTTGGTGAAAGGTTTTAGAAAAGCGCGTAATGTTCCGGGGATGTCAAATGATTTAGCCCGTGCTTATGGAGAAACCTCTGTTAGGTTTGCTCGAAAAATGGCTAATACTGTATACAATGGAGAACTATTAAATGCGTTTGATAGAGTAAGAGCAGAGACAGCTAATTATGAAAGACGCTATGGCGATAAAGCCAATGTACCTGATCCCTTAACCATACAAGCATTAGGTAATGAAATTGATTCTCGTCAAAACTTTACAGTAAACCCGCAATACTCTACTCCTATTAGACTAGCCTCAACAGGAAGTTTTACTTTATTTCTTGCAGGTAATATATCTTCTGCATTAATTAACTTAACGTCAATACCGTTACTAGGACAACCCCTACTTAACCGTGATTTTGGTGGGCGAGAAGTAGCTGCTTTAAGTAAAGCGATGGGTCTAGCGATTAACAATAAATGGCAAACAAGCAAAGATTACAAAGCGTTGTATAAGAAACTTATGGACCACGCCCAACTGCGGCACACGATGAACAGGGAAATACAAGAAGGTACTCAACAAAGCACTGAAGAGTTTAATACTCTTACTATGAAAGTAATGAATATTTTATCTATACCTTTTTCTGCAACGGAGAAATATAACCGTGCAACGATAGGTATAGCTGCTTATAACCTAGCCAAACAAAACCCAGATCGTTTACCTGAACAGTATCGTGGAGAAGAGGGAGCTTTAGAGTACGCACTTAAAGTTGTTAAGGATGTAAACACATCTGGTATGGCAGCAACGGGTCCAAGGTTGATGCAAGGAGATTTTGCGGGGGGTCTTGGACGAGCAACGTTTACCTTTAAATCTTTTATATGGCAAAGTGCTTATGTAACGGCGAGGGCTTTTTACCAATCTGTTAAAGGGGAAACACCTGCTGTAAAACTAGCTGCGTTCAGACAGTTAATGTTTATATACGGAATGAGTTTTGGTGTAGCAGGTGTATTTGGTATGCCTTTCTTTGGCGCTGCGGCTACGATGGCTAATATGATAATGGCTATGGAAAATGCGTTAGATGATGAAGAGGAAGAACCTTTTAATTTACGCCGTGCTGTAATGGATATGTATCCTGAATGGGTTACTAAAGGCCCAACTAACTATCTGAGTAACATAGAATTTTCCAACCGTGCCAGTGTAGCAAATGGTTTACTATTTAGAGAAGACCCCTATGAGATTGAAAAGTTTGGGTATGTAGGCGCGGCAATGATGCAAGCCTTTGGACCACTAGGTAATTTTGCTCGTAACGTGCCTTACGGTTTTGACTTAATGGCAAGAGGAGAAATTGCACGAGGGGTAGAACAGTTCTCCCCTAGCTTTCTGCGTAATGCTTTTAAAACGTATCGGTACATGGACGAAGGTGTCGTTAGTTCAGATGGACTACCTATCATGGAAGACCTAGATGGATGGCTTTTAGCAAAACAATTTCTTGGGTTTAGTCCTGCTAACCTATCTAGTATCTATGAAACTCGTGGTCTTGTTAAAGATTACGAAAATAAGGTAATGAACCGCAGACAAGCGCTATTGGAAGCACGTTTTAATGCTTTAACGGCGAGAGATTTTACGGAAGTAAATCGAATAGACCAACGTATAAATCAGTTTGCAAGCATATACCCTCGTTTGATTAACCCACGCACGTTAGAAAGTTCTTTTAAATCAAGAGCTTCTGCTCTTAGAGAGTACAAGTATGCGTTACGTTTTGATAAAAACTTTTTACCTTATGGACAAAAATACTTTGACCGTTTAGAGCCTTCTCTTTAAACCCGCCACACACGAATCCCCCGGACATCATCTTCTATAACTACTTTAGTAGTCACATTATACTTAAACTTCCGGGTTTCATTAACAATTATAGAACGCGACTTCTTGGGGTCTAAGCAAGGGATGAAAAAAGACCACCCCTTCTTAAACTTCTTCCAGTTTATCTGATACGTCACCTTCTCCACTTCCACCTTCTTTCTGCTCCTCTACCATTTTATTTACATCTACAAAGTCCGAGTGGGTGCAGTCAAAAATCACACAGCGTACGGCTGATGACGTAATAGACATACCTTTAGACAAACGTTTGTTGTCTGTGCCTTTGCACATACCTGATGCTGTTTCCTGCTTGATAAACGACCTGTAATCCACTTGGTAATCCATGCAGTCTTTCTTGAAGTTAGACACAGGGATAAACATGAGCCTCGTATCCGGTTCATAACGTATGATAAGTTCGCCTCGTGGTTCAACGTCCGGTGCTTTAGGCTTCTGGCTGCGCTTATCTATGTCATCGTTAACTACCAACATGTTGTGGATATGTCTGTTAATAAAATCTCCAACAATAGCACCCCCATTGTTGACAGGTGCTTGAGTGTCCTTCTTCATTTCTGCGAGAACTGGCACTACTTCTTTGTAGATGCGACCCATATCGTAGTCAATTAACTTTAGCTTCCGTGCGATTATGCCACCTGTTATGTTAGCAGCTATAATGGCTGACCAGTTTCGTTCTCTACTGGTAAGTTTAAGTTCCTTGTCTATCTTCTGCTGTACCTGTTTTAGTAACTTCTTTACTTCATCCATGTCAGAGATAATGTACTGCATGTAATCAACAATCGCATGACCATAGTTTTCGTTTAACTGATGGTCAAACATAGTCTTACCTTCCTCGGTAGAAATAATGTTTTGATTTGTGTAAGGGATGCTAAACTCAATAATACGCATCATCTCTCCATCAGGAGAGTTCTTTTCTATCTCTAGCTTCTGATAAAACGATGCGTTAGATGTGGTTAATGAAATAGTATTCCAAGTAATTTTATTTACACGTAATTTGTTTTCGTACGGGTCGCCCTTGTCTTTACCCTTTCCTTGTGATGCTAGGTAAGCAAACTGAGAAAGCACTTCTGGTTTCATGTTGGTAAGCTCGTCCATTGTGTTTACCACGTTGTTAAGTAGCCCTAGCTTAGTAATCTTAGCTACTGCGGTGTCCTCTGGGTTACCTAATAACAATTCAGGGTGACCACATACACTGTTAGCCATCCGCAATACAGTTGTCTTACCTGTACCTGCGCTGCTATGTATAAGGTTGATAAGTGCCCCTTTCTGTCCTGTAAACTTGAGTAAGGGTGCGCCGAATCCGGTTAGTGCAGCAAAGGCTTGCACCTCAAGGCCCGGACGGTCATACAGGTTCATCACCTCTTTCCATTTTTCTAAAGTCCCTGCCGAGTCCATGTAGGGAGCGATAGCCTCAGTAACACTAGATGCAGGAGTGTGATATACACCGTCTACAGTTATTTCCCTCTCTCCTACTACAAATTTTGTATCGTTTTCATGCCATCCAAATTGTACTCTCATAATATCTGCCTTTCTTTTTACCTGTAACTCCTTGATTGATTTAATAATAAACTGTGTTATTAACTTAGCTTGCGACTCGTGAGCTACTACACCATGCTTGGCAAGTTCTCCTTTGAGTGCGCGACTCTCGGTTATAATCTTGTTCTGTATTACAAAGGTTTTTACACCGTCTTGCGGAGTCTTAAGTACGAATACCGCAACGTCACCCAGTTCAGGGTCACACATCCTTTTCTTTACATATAAATCGTGTTCGTAAACTAACGTATCTTCCCCATCTCCTTGTATATAAATGCCACCGTTAGCCCCTCTAAAGTAAGGTTCGGGGTATTTGGTGGTCGAGGTGTTGTCTCTCTCAACTTCTGACCCTAGCTTTATAGGGTTATCCATCTCAGTGCCTAAGTGTGGGCAACCTTCACAACCTTTGGGGTTATTCTTTTGGAACTGTTCGCACGAGTGCGGTCCTTTTATAGTAGATACTTTCCGTTCAACTGCTTCAGGGTCATAGTCTGGATGCCCCTTGGATAACTTGTGTATAGCTGTGTGCTTGTCTTTACAGTGCCATGCGATAGAGAGTGCATTGAACCATCGAGGTTCAGATAAGGTCTTGCGGTTTCGGTAGCAGTCTATGAGTTGTCTGCACCCATCGTTACCGAGTTGCATTATCCTAGAGAAACTACTCGTCTCATTCTCAGATAATAATTTTTCAAGGACGCTTAATTCACGTCTTGAAGGTTCTACTTCAATAGCATCTTCTTCTACACCCAACAGCTCTCTTATCTCGTCAAAAGAATAGCGCGTAGCTTCGTGCCGTACTGTTACTTCAGCAGGAGTAGCACGCTTATGGTTAAAAGTTTTAGGTACACGCAGAATACGAGCAGGTTCAAAAACTCGTGGGTCAGCACAGAGACCTTGTTTAATACACACTTCTTTAAAACGGTCAGCAACAGGAATCCATTTTTGCTTGGGTATTTCCTCAGTAAACGACCAGTATGCGTGCCATCCGTACCCTGAACTGACTAGGGTAGGTGGCTCTAAACCTACGACAGAGATAAATTTATTAAGTGCCTTGAGTCCTTCTGTTTGTGTTTCGTAACCTTCTGGTAGCCCCGTGGAAGGTTCGATCTTTTCAGATTTACCCTCCCCACAATCTATGTCTAACCATAGAGCTTGTAATGATTCTACATGGACTGCTTTCCTGCCACCTTCAGGTAACGGTTTACTAGCATCTTCTTTATACTTACCACAACCAAAGAAAACATTTTGGTTTGCTGCCTTCATGTGTTCAAAGTAAGTGGTAAGCTCCTCTTTATCTTTCGTAAACTTAGTGTGTATATTTTTGTTAGCATCTATACCGACCGCACAATACCATCCGCCTTCAGGCACAACATGGGATATGAGGTCAAAGTCATTCATATTATTTTTAGGGGGCAGTTACCCCCCAATTCCTCTCGGTTAAATTAATATCAAACTATTCAGAGTAAGAGTCTAATAACTCTTCAATAGTTGCGTTGAGATCAGGGTGCGGTTCATGTGTGCCTATAAACCAGTTATAAACAGTTTGTCTGCTAACCCCCAACTGGGAGGCAACTTCGGCAACAGGTATCTCTTGCTTAATACAAACCTTGCCTAGTTTGACTCCCAATGAAGATCGGTTAGCCTGTTTATTTAGACTAACGAGCCGCGTTGTATATCCGTAGCTCATTAGCTATCGTCACTCCCCCACTCATCAATGATATTAGAGAGGTCATCGTCATCATCTTTTGGTGGTTTCTCTTTCTTCTTTGGACGTTTAGTAGGTTCAGTAACCTCGTCATCGTCATCATCAAAAGGATCAGAAGATGTTTCTTTCTTGGGTGTATCATCCTCAAACATGTTGTCAGAAGATTCTTTCTCTTCTACTTGCTCGAAAGGACTGGGTGCATCACTAGCTGAGAAACCATCAGTCTTTTCAAAAGGAGAAGGTGCTTGGTAAGGAATGTAGTCTATGACTTGTATTCCCTTTAAACGTAAACTGACACTGTGACCATTCATGTCATACGGCACAAATTCCACAGCTATACATACTATGCTACCTGTGGTAAGTAAAAACCCTTCAGGAAGCTCGGCGTTTTGAGAGTCATACTGAGGAGGAGCCTTAGTTACTTTGTTGTTGTAAGAAGCCTTAATTTTAGCCGACCCGACAAAGTTCCCATCATCATCCTTCTTAAACGGTAGCTCCAGTTTCTCAGGCCACGAATCCTTACGTGCCTTCTCGTACGCAGCAGCCATTGGCTGATACAGTTCTTTTGCCTGTGCCTTGGTCATAACAAAATCAAGTTCATAACAAGCACCATCATCGGTAGCTTCGCAAGGCACACTTTTACCTTTCGGTCCCGCCTTCTTATCAAACCTATAAGGTTGATCTAACCTTGGGTATAGTGCTTTTACGTTGTTAATAATATATTTATCATTGCTCATAAAGTTTTCTTCCTTCATGGTTTCAAACGGGTTTCTTGGAATAGCAGCATCTTCAACTAACTGCTGCACCTCTACCAACTCATCTTCCGCCAACGGACGAGATGGTTTGAAATATATTTTAGAAATCCCGCTTTTCTCTCCAAAATATATTTCTGTTAAAACATTTTCTACTTCTTCGTTGTTACTCTGTAAGTAGTCAATGTACTTATTTAAGTTGAACCTGTTGGTGTCTCTTGAAAACAAACTGAGCGCACCTATTCTAAGTTCGTATACTTCTGGCTCGTAGGGTATTACTAGTTTAATAACTGTAAAAAACTTACAAGCTGTCCCGCGCCTGTACCCCCCTTGTTTAATATTCCTAACGCAATCAATACAACGTGTTGACTGCTGTGTAGTAGAAGGCACTTCATCATCAGGAAAATCTGCATCGAACGACCAACATAGTAGTTTGTCATCCTCGTAGTAATTTCGAGACAAAGTACCTCTATCTACAATCACTGCTTGAATACTAGTAAGAGGTTCATACGTGGACGGATGTATAAAATACCCGTCCTGAACATTAAGCCTAGTCATTTCTTCGTAGGCTTCTTAGCTGGCTTGCGAATCGAAACTACGTACTTACGATTAGTCTGCAAACCGGGAGGAGATAATTTAGGATTATCTTCAAGAAATTCTTTCACGTTTTTATTGTGAAGCCTTCTTTCTAGCAGATGCGGTGCTTTATGCTTTAACACAAAGTTGTGCATCTTTTCCCAATCGCTAGTCCAAAACGTTGAGGATACTCGCCGTGAGACTGTACCCATCGGTGTCTTAAGACTGTCTACGTTCTCCTTCTCACAAAGAGCAAGAAGTTTCTCATTGATCTTCTCTTGCTTCTCTTTGAGTTCCTTTATTTCATCTTCCCTTTTCTGAATGGCCTCGCGTAAATTCATAAACGCACCGACCATTTGATCTACTGGTAACTTTTTCATCGCTCCTCCTGTAAAAGTAGGGACGAGTAGTTTACCAGTCTCCTTTACATTGTCAAGCACCTAACTCTTGTCTATACAAATCTATAATCTTATTGTGATTAGTGATGTTGTTTTGCAGCATCCTGTACAACCTGTTCTCAACTGGGCTACCTTCTATATGCACCACAGTCATCGGATTGTGTTGGCCCGGCCTATCTATCCTTGCGTTAGCTTGTAGGTATGTCTCTACGCTAGTAACAGGAGCGTACCAAATAACAGTGTTAGCAGCAGTAAGCGTTAAACCATGCGAAGCTGCTTGTGGCTGTATTATAAGGACATGCGGATCAGTCTTTTCTTGAAAGTCCTTAATTATCTGAGTACGTTTATTAACTGACACCTTACCTGAAATGATGTCACAGCTAATGTTAGCCTTGGTCAAAAAGTCTTTTAGTAATTCTATGGTATGTGTAAAAGGTACGAACACCAGCACCTTGTGAGAGGATTCTTCTATTACCTCTTTAACTACTTTCAAACGGTTCTTTACATCAAACTCTATGACTTCTTTTTCGTCTGAGTAAACCGCACCACCTGAAATTTGAAGTAGTTTGTTTAAGTTCGTAGCTGCATTGACAGAGGTAACCTGCTCTCCATCTGCTTCCATCACCATCTGGTCTTTAAGAAGTTTGTAGTAAGTCTCTTGTTGTTTGGTTAGCGGAGCGTTTCTCTCCACGTAAGTAACAGGAGGTAAGTCCAGACATTGATCTTTCTCAAAACGAATGGCGGGTTGCAGTGCTTCGTGTACTGTTTTATCTGAATCTGATTTAGGTCGCCAAGTAAACTGAGTGACCTTGTACATCACCTTGTCTCTGAATTGCCCAAAGTATTTAGGCACACCGTCAGGGTTAATCAGCTTTGCAAGACCAAACGCATCGACAGGCGATTGAGCTGCTGGAGTACCTGTAAGCATCCAAAGCCACGGGACATCCTCAACTATTGCTTTGAGTGTTTTCCAACGATTAGTCTGTGCATTTTTGTAGGCGTTGGCTTCGTCTATGACTACCATATCAAACCCACCTTTCATTATTTCATCCATGACTACAGCCACACCGTCATAATTTATAATGACAAACTCAGCTCCCGCGTCCAGTATTTTCTTACGTTGCGTCGATGTACCATGTGCAACTGAACAACTACGGTGCATAGCAAACTTAAACAAGTCTTGTTGCCATGCAGATTTCATAATAGACAGAGGACATATAACCAGTACACGGTTCACTTGACCCATGTTCATCAAGTAATCTGCTGCCCATATAACAGAAGCAGTCTTGCCTGTACCCTGTTCGTTGAAACAAAACGCTTTCTTATGTAGCGTAAGAAAATTAGAAGTTTCTTTTTGGTGGTCAAAGGGAGTGTACTTACCTGTCCACCCATAGTCTCTATCTATGGGAGAACGAATATCTTTTACTTTCAAAGATGCCAGTACTTGCGCTTCGTGTAAGTCCCACCGAATTGCTAATTTGTAAACGCCATCGGTTTCTTGCAGTATCTTATGGTTCTTTATCTGTTCAGTAACTAAGTGTGGACGCTTTGTTTTAAGTACAATTGCCCTATCGTTTATTACGTGCATTACTTTTCCTTTCTCTTGTACTTCTTTCAGACACCAATTTACCGCTAGAGTTTCGTTTGAAGGACCGATTTTTTGCGGCTGACTCTACTTTAGTATTACCTGAATTCTTACCGCCTTTTGATATAGCCTTCTTGTGCGCTACATCTTTACCATCGCCCTTTGTTACTTTTCCTTTTCGTACGGCTTTGCGTCTGGCTGCGTTACGTTTAGCACGATTCTTTTTCTGCTCTTCCGTGCCTTGATAATTCTCGTACTCTCTTTTGTAATTTCGTTTCTTAGGCATGTTACCTCCTGTTGTGTTCACAACTAGTGACCGGACAGTATGCACACAAAGGACCATCCACTGCGTTCCATACTTCTTTCTCCATAGCCACCTCTAGTCTTTCCAACTCGTCATCAAAAACTGTGAAGTAAGATTTGTAGAGTTCCGCTTTATGTTCTTTGCTTACAAACTCATTACTTACTACATATAGTAAAGCAGACTTTATGTGTTTGATCTCAGGAAAGTGTGTAAAAGTAGCTGCCGCTAATAGATCAAGTTGCTTAGTATCTGCATACCTAGCGCTCTTTCCTGTTTTGTAATCTATTAAATACGCCTTATCACCGTTAGTTATTAGTAAGTCTGCTATCCCACGCCACCATACATTCTTCCCAAAAAACTTTGATGGTGAATAATTAGTGCCATCCTTGGTAATACCCATCCGTATCTCGCAATGTTTATCTCCTTCTATCTTATTCAGAGAATCTAAACTCTTTTGAATAAAACTAAATTTATCAGGTAGTGAGTTTCCATCTCTTATGTATTCTTCAGCAGCACTATGAAGTTCGTTACCGTAAAGCATTGCAGAGCTGCCTACATCCTTCACGTCTCTAGCTACCTTTAAGTGATAATACTTCTTAGGGCATTGCTTAAACGTACTTATACTACTGTAGCTCCAAGCGGTCATAACAACCCGGCTTCAACTAACGCTTTACGATTCGTCTCGTGAGCTGCTTTAATTTCTTTTTTATTCTGCCCATGATACTCAACTGCGAGTTTGTTCTTGATAAGTAGTTTTGTAATAAGTCCCTTTCTCGTTTTAATCTCGCCCAACCATCTTCCAAATTTTCCTTTCTCTTTTGTTCGGAGGATGTACCTCTCCCCGACTTGGCAATGTTCTTGGACGAACTTCTTTGCAAGAAGGCCATGTGCTTTCTCCTGTTTATTTCGAGTCCTAGATTCGGGTGCGTCAATTCCATGCAAACGAATGTTAACCCCCCTGCCATCATCGCCCCTAAGAGTAACCCCAAAACCCAAGTCGATGTCCACACGTAGTCCATCACCGTCTGTAATAGATCGAATAATACAGTTGTATTCATAGAGCATGGTCCTCTCCTTATATACGTACTTTCTTTATGTCAGCTTCTGTTATGACTGTTTCACGTAGTATAGCTTCTTCAAAATAGTGACACTTCAGACAATACCATCCAACTCGCTTACCTGTTTCCATATTTAAAACTTGGTCTGAGGTAGCTTTACACTTTGGGCAAGTGTTGGTACGCAAATCATCCGTCATCACTACCCTCCGCTTCATCTTCTAGCGCATCAGCTATACGCTCTAACACAGTGAGCAAACGTTCGATGTATTTGTCTGCGGTATCGTGGTCATCAAGTTCTATATTTATTTTCATATTAACCTCAAATTCAATGCGTGCCTCTGAGGAGAAAAGGAAAAACCCTTAAGGCACGACTAACCGTAGCGTGGTTTAACCGATATGCACACCAGTATCGGAGAACGCCATAGAGAGAACGAAGCGCACTATGGAGAGTGAATGAAACTGGTCACATATTGCGGGAGGTTTTGACCCACCCCCTGCTAGGGCCGTATGAGGAAAAATAACCTAAAAAACCTCATACTTTTCAACAAGCTCCGTAAGAATCACCGTACCCACCCTCGCAATCTAAAGGTAGATCAGATGCCCAAACAGGTCTTGTCTTCATACAATCTTCAACGTATTTTAACCCTTGTTCTACTTCTTTTTCAGGCACAATACAACCTATTGCATCATGCACCGTCATCACTACTTTGTACCGTTTAGCTACCCTAAGTAGTTGTTCTCCAATGACAATTCTCGCCAACGCCTGACACACGTTCTCGATGACCTTACCTCCATATATTCTAGTAGACACAATAGCCTTACCTCTCCGGGTGTCATACAGAGTCTCTGTATCACCCAGTTCATCAGTCACAGTACGTAAGTTAGGGTACTTCACATGCAACCCATTAGGTAGCAAAATCCCCTTGTCTCCCTCTACTGTAATCACATCAGGGCGACCAAACTTAGTACATTTGTCGTTCATTATCTGTTTCAGCGACTTTCCTGCACTGCGCCAGAGCTTCGGTATGTTCTTATAAGTGGTTCTGTATACATTTATGATGCGGTCACATTCCTCTTGTTCCAGTTCTACACCGAATGTTTTAAGTTGATTTCTAAATTTAACGGCCCCCATGCCATATCCTGCACCTAATATAGTAGTCTTACCCACGAACCGTTCTTCTTTTGATATATCCTCTTCAGGTTTATCGTAGATAGCAGAGGCCATTATCTTGTACACATCATCACCCCTGTCGAACGCTTGGACCAATTCCTCTTCCTCGGCCAACCACGCCAGAGTCCGTGCCTCTATCTGAGACAGGTCACAGTCTACAAACTTGTACCCTTCTGGAGCGCACATAGCTTTTTTAAGCGCACTGCCTCGTGGTAAGTTTTGCATATTAATCTTGTCATCCCCGCCCCATCTGCCTGTGTGGGCTGCGTAATAACGCAAAGGTATGGGTAGCTTCCCTCTTTTCCCTATGGATATAAATCGCTCCGTGCGTTTTTCTTCGATGGTAGACCTTACACCTAGTCTAGCAGCCACAAGAGCTTGTACCGACGGATTTTCGTGGTCCTGTAGAGCCTTAAAGCCTTCGTCACTTTTGGCAAAGGCAAACGTCTCCTTGCCTGTGGTGAGACTTATTTTTACAGGGGGTTTGACACCGTACTCCTGAAGCAGCTCGGCAAACTGCGGATTACTGGTTAGTTTAGTTTTTTCGTGGCTAACCTTGTCCATTAGTTCTGCTTTAGTAGCTAGAACGCCTTCCAAGTGCCCGGTGAGTACCTCGATATCCAGTTCTAAAGCAGGTTCAGTGAACATGCGTATAGTCAGGTCAATCAGGTTAAGTTCGGTCACCGAAAAACCACGGTTCAAAAATTCTTGGAATAGTTTGAAAGTAAGTTCAACGTCTTGTATGCAGTATCCACCATAGGCTTCTATTTCTTCCGGTGTGAAATCTAAACGCTTCTTGCCTATTGCGTCATGCACCTCAGTTCCTTTTTTACCTAGCGCATAGTATTCCGAGAGCGCAGCCAATCCATGACTGACTTCGATAGCGTGCAAAGCACGAGACATGGAAAGGGTATCGGCAATCTTTTTGGGTTTGATTCCAAAGTGCCAGTTAAGGATAGCCATGTCGAACATAGCGTTGTGGGCGACAGCCACAGAGTTTGACCAATCAAACTGAGACAAAAACTTTGCGATTTGTTTTTTACTGCCAGTACACCACATTGGCCCAGCAGCATCTCGATGATGATAGTTCCTGCCCTTGGCAAAGCTAGACTTTTTAACAGCCACACCGATGACTTCAAAACGAGAATCTCTAACGTATTCTTCGGTAGTCAGTTTGCTTAAGCTGTAATCTTTGGAGTAATAGGTCTCAAAATCAAGGGTCAGAATTTCCATTATGCGCTTCGTTTATGTTATTCAAAAGAGTTACTAGTGAGGGCATATTGTCCTCGTTGATTACACAAGACGAACCTCCTGCTCCTTTAATAGCTGCAAGTTCTCTTTGTTGCAGCGCAGTCGGTTTGTTTGTACCTGCCTTACATTCTATGCCAACAAAGTGCCCATGATAACAACACACAATGTCCGGCACTCCACTTCGACCCATGCCATACGTAGCCGGAAAGAAGTAGTAGGCTTTATGTTGCTTTAGTATATCTACTACTTTGTTCTTAACTTTCTTTTCTGGAGTTAAAGCCATAGGGTAGGATAGCGCAACTGTTGGACTTTGTAAAGGCACAAAAAAACCCCGCACAGGGCGGGGTCAAGTTGCAACGAGATATCTATAGATATCTGAAGTTAAGCGTTTAAAAGTGTGGGTGTCTAACACTATTGACTCGCTCTTAACCACTGGTTGTCTCGAATGGTGTGACTCGTTTAGGCTAACTGGTTGTCTCCCCTACTTTGACTCGTACAAGCTAAATGGTTGTCTCGCACGTTCTGACTCGTTAGACCAAGTTGGTTGTCGTGCCTTAAATGACTCGCTCTGAGCTATTGGTTGTGCTTTGGTTAGTGGCACTCGTTTTTGGTCGGTGGTTGTCTCACACTCGTTGCCTCGTTTTGCTCTTCTGGTTGTCTGTTCGCTTGTGACTCGTTGCGCTTTTCTGGGTGTATTTTACCCTCTGACTCGTTCTCTGTTCTTGGTTGTCTAATTAGGGTTGACTCGTTCAGAGTGTCTGGTTGTCTGCCTCATCATGACTCGTTCAGCGTCTTTGGTTGTCTGCGCATTTCTGACTCGCTCGTACTGCATGGTTGTTTTGCCAAAAGTGACCTGATTTTTCTTGACTCGTTTACCCAGTGTGGTTGTCTTGATTCATATGACTCGTTAATTCCAGTGGTTGTCTACCCCAAAATGACTCGTTTATTTTATTTGGTTGTCTCAGAATTCCTGACTCGTTCACTGAATATGGTTGTCTCCTCTTTGCCTGACTCGTTTGTCGGCACTGGTTGTCTTTTGTTCTCTGACTCGTTGAGAAAGCATGGTTGTCTCCAATCTACTGACTCGTTTCCTTCCAGTGGTTGTCTCTTCTTTAATGACTCGTTCATTTCACATGGTTGTCTTTTGATTTCTGACTCGTTAAGCGTTGATGGTTGTCTTTGAGTTTCTGACTCGTTCCGCCCGCTTGGTTGTCTACAGCATCCTGACTCGTTCATTCTGCATGGTTGTCTTTGAGTTTCTGACTCGTTTGTCGGATATGGTTGTCTACTCACTGATGACCCAATTACTTAGGCAGCTTTGCCATGTACTTTGCCTAGCTTTGCTTCTGTGTAAGTAGGTGCAACAGGTAAACCTTCTAACTTGCGCCACTCGTTGTACAGATCAATCAAGAACATTTTAATCATGTAACGATTAGCCATGTTATGCCTGTGCAGTTTGGACTTCTCCTTATGGGCATCCATGTTCTCAATACGGTGTTTGTAATCGTCATATATTTTACGATACTTACACTTGTCTGGCGACTGTTTGATAAAACTACTACCCAATACGCCTGTGAGTTTAGTTTTAAGAAAAGGATTAAACGTGATACCTTTCTTGGATTGCACCTTACCATCCTTATCGGTGTACTCACTGTCCTCAAGGTGTTCCTTTCTTCTGCTGCGTCCTTGTCCGTCACCTGCTACATCCAACCCTGCATACTTGTGTAGGCTAGAAGGATACTCGGCTTGAGTAATATCAATCTCACTAATGATTACCCCTGCCATAGCAGGACCAACGCCTGTAACCCCAGCGAGAAACTCGGTGTAGATAGGGTAGTCTTTCAAGATGTTACCCAACCTTCGGAAGTGAGACTTCTCCTGCTGTTCTAACTCCAAGTAGTTATCTACCAGACACAACTCGGTGTAATCACTAATCACCTCGTCACCTTTGAATGTGGCTTGTCTTGGGAAGGAAGCAACTCCGTCGGTCAAAAGTTTATGTGACCTTCGCAGGTTTTGCAGAACCATCTGTCCCGCCTTGTCTAACTTATCTTCCTTCTGGCTAGGAGCAAGACCTAGCTTGGCTTTGAAGTTACCGACAATACGGTTGCCAGTTTGGATGCGGTTCTTCTGGATGTCGTATGCTCCACGTACTATAGTTTTTAAGTTACTCATTTTTCGTTCTCCTTTATGTCTTTAAGAATCTCACCTTTCAACCTTTTACGTTCTTCGGGTGAGCATTTAGTTATGATCTTTATGTCTCTTAGTTTTACTTTATAGGTATCCCAGTACACAGCTTGTGGGGGGTCAGTACTCAGTTCGTACTGCCATTTGTCCCCATCTATATCTACAAAAAACATTTCACTCATTGTAAGCTCTCCTCATTTCCTAATGATGTCCAAACATTATCAACATAATCAAAAGATTCCTTGAGGTGCTTTAGCCAAGCTTTGTATTCCTTTTGAGTTATTTGTCCTAACTGACAACGCTTCTTCATTTCGAGAAGTGCTTCGTCTACACCCAACTGTAACTCTTCACCATCAGGATTAACGTTATCTAATCTAACTGTAATCTTCATCATCGTTCTCCTTTATTCCGACAATGCCTCCATCGTCGGGCCAGTTCTTATCATCAGCAAGAATGTCTTGCCAGCGTGGTTGGTCTAGGGCTACTTGCGTAGCCCCTTCCTTGTCTGCTTTGTTGACGTGTTCCTCAAGCACTCTTCGCATCTCCTTGGTGTAACTAGGAAACTCTTTGAAGTAGTCTAGTACATACTGAGGTAGTCGCACGTTTACATGTAGCATGGCAGGTTTAACACCTTTGCCTCGTAATCTTTTAGTTGTCGAATTCAAGATCGGCCTCCTTTAGTATCAAGTAATCTGTATCGTTTAGTTTGTAACCTGCGTTCTCGATAAATGTTTTGGGTTCTGTCAGCTTGAGTAGGGCCAACACCTGTAAAACTTTTTTACCCAATTCACTTTTAGGTTTTGTTAGTGCTTCTTTGTGTTCCTCGTACACAAGCACCTTGTCATCGGGTAGCAAGCGGATGGTCATGCAAGTCTTAGCGTTTGATACGCTCTGGACTGTGTACAATTCTCCCCCTGCTTCTTGGGCTTCATCCAATAACTGTGTCCTGTTCATCGCTTGGATAAATGCCATCAGTTCAGGAGCATCCAGACCCTTGAGTTTTTGCTCTAGCTGATTCGCAAACACGTCTTTCACACGTTGAACCTTGGATGAGTAAATCCGATGCTTATCGTTTTCTGCCATACGCACGTTACTACGCAATTCCGAATGTACTTCTGAAGCCTCCTCTTGATTACTGCTACCATAGAAATACCTGTGGTAGATATTCTTAGCGGTGTTGTACACAGTAGTTTTCTTGCATATATCTCTGTAAAGTTCTGAGCTAATGCGAGAGTTTTCAAAGCACAACATGTAAGAGCTTCGCTCGTATATATAATCACTCCAGAATGTACCAATGGGTTGTTTGCCCTCAAAGACAAATACCCGCGTAGGTTTATGTTGATCTATATCACCACGTGAGCGCACATACTCATTGACAACACAAAACTTGTGGTCAGTAAACTGAAACGCTACGTGCTCAAGAAGTTTCAAGAGTATGTTAGTTATCTGGTCCTCGTAGGTAGTCTCTACTGACGGCCCTACCAGTTCCCTTGGGGGCCGTGCATCAGGATGCCTCTTGTCGTTGTAGTCAAAGTCTCGTTTCTGTCCTATGTAATACACGTTCGATGGAAAGTTGATGTAATGGCCTAGACCCTTTCCAGTTTTCATCCGTTCTACATAGCCATCAGCTTGGCTGCTATCAAATACTTTGTAAGTCATTTTTGTCTCCAAATATCTATAGATATCTCAGTTACCAATCGTAAGATTTAATGATTGAGTCCACTTCTTCCTTCACCTTTTCTCGCACGTGCGGGTCTTCCTTGAACATATCCTTGTCCTTACCTCGCATAACATCTTCGAGACGTTGTCGTGCTTCCTCTACCTTGGGGTCACTGGTCAGGTTCGTGTGCTTGAGTAATTGACAGAGACGCAAAGGATTAGAAATAAATGAGTCATGCCACCGCTTATCTGACTCCTCATCATCTCCAATGTCGGTACACTTCTCACTGATGCCTTGCAGTTCTTTGAGTAGACGCTTCTCGTTCTCCTTACTCGCTTCAGCTATCTTGCGTTCTACTTCTTGGTCACATGAGGTACGCACCTCCTCTAGCTCCTGCTCTGGCAGGTCTACGTACAAGTGACCGCTTTGTGGGACAGGTGCTACCGTGAAGTTCCAACAAAACTTCTCCATCACCTCGGCCAATGGTGGGTAGTCAAGCTCGTTGAATATGTCCCCTCGGTATTCTTTAGCAGTCTCACGATAGCCAAGATACTTAACCCGAAAGATATCCACTAGTCTGTCAAACGTAGCACGTTTCACATTGTGCTGGGATTTGTAGTCTATGAATAGACTAGTAGGACAAAGCCGATAGCCTCGTTCATCCCACGGCAAGGTCAGTCCGGTATGCCATAGGCGAGACTGTGCTGCATGTCTCTGGACATCTCGATGACCTGTTGAACCTACCATCAGGTTGTCATACATACGCATCGCTTGAGGGTCAGCTTTTTTGTTACGTGCCACCTCATGCTCCAATTCCTTGTTGCGTTTACTTGCTCCCCATACGCTAATATTTAGACGTACCAATACTGCACTATTTGCTATTGCACTCATATCGTTCTCCAACCTAGAACATCTAGGTTTAATCAATGTTAATTGTTTTACCCACAGGGGCAGTTATCTTGCGTGTGTTTGCAATGGCCCAAAGTACAGGGGCTTTCCAATTACCCCACGAGCCATAGACTTCACCATCAGTCAGCACCACGATGCAGTCTGGTTTGATGTTGTGCTTATCCAAGTAGTCAGAGACACACACCGGATTAGTGCCACCCCCTCCCACTACTTCCTTGATAGGCGGTGCGTTCTTGATCTGGTCACTGTTGTAACACCCTCGATACACAGCTTTGCCATCCCAATCAATGACATGAATCTCATCAACGTCTAGCATCTTGGCGATTGAGACCATCTCACCTGTCACCGTACCAAGGCGGTCCTCGTACCACATGGAACCCGATGCGTCTCTGGCTTGCACCATGACCTTGATACTTTCACCTTCTAGCGTAGGCATAATGATGTCTTGATGTAAGAACCTGCGATTAGGTCTGCGCCATGTGGAGCGTTCCTTCTTACGGCACGTCGCATTGAGAAACTCACGCAACTGTACACGCCAATCCACCTTGGGTCGGACAAGTTCACCCAGACCCAGTGCATCTTGCAGTCCACCTGTACCTGCTTTGCGGGCAGCATGTTGTCCCTGCCTTATGGCTTCTTTGACATCGTTAGTGAGTTTGTCCTGTTCTTCCTTGGGCATATCCTGCGCCCCTTCCCAGTCATGGTCATCAAACCCACCATCACCTTGGCCTTGTCCCGAACCTTGGCCTTGTCCCTCACCTTGTGGACCTTCGCCTTCCCCGTCACCTCCTTGCTCTTCCTGCTCCTTGAGTAGGTCGTAGAAGATAGCTTTGACAGTCCACCCCTCGTACTTCTTGTCGTACAGTCCAATGTACTTACCTTCCGAGTCGGTGGGCATCTCCACGATTCTTTTGTCGGGGTCAGCTTTCATAATGCGATCATTTATCCAATAGTCACACGCCATGTTCGTAAGCCGTGCGTTCTTGCGATGAAGTGCCTGATAGACAATCATGTGTCGCGCTGCCTTGTGCATGTTCTCGTGAACAATGATGAAGCCGATACCCTTGTCTCCGTTGCTGATCGTCTCAAACAGGAAGTCAGGATTGTAGATTTCATCCCTGCCATTAGTTGCAGCAGTGGGTACAATGGTGGTGAGCTTGCGTTCACCGATCATCATAATCCCCTTGAGCAAACCAAACTCATCAGAGCGCATTATCCCTATGCGAATAGCTTTAAACTTTCGTTGTCTATCCATCACAGTAAGTCCTCATTGTCAGCAGCCCACTTAGCAAACTCTCTGTTAGCAAACGCAATCGCACTCTTGGTCTTGTGCTTGGCGAGTGCCACACCAAAGATTACCTGCCACTCCTCCTCCATGCGCTTGAGATACTTGAGAATATTTGTGAGAGTATCCTTCTCCACTCTCTCCAGCAGTCCGAATGTTAGGACTGCTCTAGCACCCTGTTCGGTGGGAATACGTGCGGTATCCGGTGAATTAAAGATTGAATTGAAACTAGGTAGTGAGTCCTGAAACCGAATGAAGGACATAATGGACTCCGCACCCGACGCACCCAATGTACCTGTCAGTGCGGTCAGCATAGTCTCCTCGTCAATCTGATCTCGTTTAGCGATCTGTCTGCTTGCTATTTCTAGCGTACGAGGTGACACCACGTTATCCTGTGGTTCAGCAGGGTTGAAGATAAACTCGTTCTTCTCCCCATCGAGATAGGAAGCGAGACATTGTGGGTATCTGTCTACCCATGCCATCACGATAGGATCAATACCATTGTGCAAAGCCCATGCGTTCCAATCGTTTGCATCAGACTTGCGTATGATAAGCTCCACCACACGCTGCCTTGTGTGTTGCGCCAGTCCATCACCCACGCCATCGGTATCAAGATTACCTGTCATGTAGCGTATGGTTTGCGGATGCAGCTCGATGTCACCGAGTCTAGGTTTGAATACCTCCAACATGGGATGCAGCATGTTCTTCACTGGTTCAGCACCCTTGGTAAACTCGTCAAGACAGAGGACTACAGGTTCACCTCGTTCCAAAGCAAACCGTGCGTTGGGGTAATACCGAGTGACCTTGCTCTCATGGTCGATCACTGGCATAGCCACGTCACCCAGATCAAGGTTGGGTACATCAATCATGGCTAGTGGATAACCTGTCTGCCTTGCCAGTTCTTGAGCAGCACTAGACTTGCCAACCCCCGGCTCTCCTCGCCACATGTAGATGACATCAGGGTTTAGCAAGGTTAGTTGTACTGCTTGCGTTAGTGTAACGGTACGTAATTCGCTTACGATTTCTTCACTCATTGTTGTTCTCCTGAGATATCTGTAGATATCTGATGGTTAGTTGATTAAGAAGCAGTTGAATACTTCGGGTTTAGCGGTGACCATTAACTTCTGTTCATCCATTGAAGTCACCAGTACCTTGTTATTGTGAACACCACGTAAGTAGTAGCGACGACCACGGCCATCCCTTAGTACTTCTCCAGTATCCACAGGTTGCTTGGATTTAGCGTGCATTAAAGTTTTCATTCTCGTCCTCCTTTGTATTTGTCCCAGACAAATTTTTCATTACCGTTAAAAGTCCTTTTGTTTACTTCCCTTTGTTCAAAGAGTTCATCAGCGAACGCATACTTCACAATGTCGCTGATAGCCTCCTTAATCTTTCGCTTATCGAAAAAATGTGTGACGTGGTGACCATGCCAATACTCCACATGTGTGGATCGCGCATTCTCCAATATCAGGGGTACGAGTTCGCCCCACGATTCCGTGTCTTTGCTAGTGAGTTCCTTGTAGCGTTCGCGTTGAAACCACCCACGTTCATTAGGTGAGTTACTAAACCCTTCCCATACCGAGTAGCGATCTGATTGTTTTTCTTTGGGGTCACACAGTTTAGCCATGCGTATGCAATGGGCTTCAAACTCTTCGAGTGGTTTACGGTGGGCGTTGTACTCCTTGCGCTTGAGGTAGTACTCAAAGTTTTTTGGTGGGTCAATGGCGACCCATATGTCACCCTCGCGTTTCATCTTGAAGGTTTGATTAGGGTCAACATGGTAGGTTTTACGATATCCTATAGTTACTTCCGTAACACTTTGCTTCGTACAGAAATGCACATGGTTGAAGATAGAGCTTGCAAATGCGTGAGTACTGTTACTGATGTAACCCCCTGAGTAGTACTCAACTACGCCATTCTTGTGGAAAGTCAGCACGTCGGTATTGTATAGCCGACACGCTATCGCATCATCACGCTTGATGATCTGCATGTGCTTCTTGCGTCTACCATTGGTGGTAGCACAGAGGGGGCGTAGGTTATCGCTGCCCCTGATAGGTTTAATACCTTCGTAATGCCCCAGTGCTTGCTCATACGAGCGTAACACTGGCATATCTGTCATTCCGCCGTACATTGTCGTTCTCCTTAGATATCTGTAGATATCTGGTTGTTATAGTTGCATGAGAATGATGGCTGTCAGACTGACCACGATGAACAGTCCAATGCCACCTGCGATAAACCCTGCTACCTTGAGTAGTGTTACCCAAGCAGGGGTAGTGTCTGCCCACACGTACTCATTGTGTGGGTCATGGATGTTTAGCTTTTCAAAGTTGTTATCCATTGTCGTTCTCCTTTTTTGGCTCTAGTGCTGCTACCCAATGCCGAGAGTCAGGCAAACGCCCAACGCCAAGCACTTGCATATCGGGGTAGTATTGCTTTACAAACTCCTCTGCTACATCTCGTGGGCCGTCAAAGTCCCTGTTGACATACTGGTGTGATACAACATCAGACATGCCCTCAATTTTTTGCTCTAGCTCAGAAAGCTCCCAGAATCCTCCATTCAGTACTGACCATTCTCCATAGGACTCATTGGTAGTCAGTCCGGTATCAGGGTCATCAACAGGTCGGTAATAAGTGTTGTATCTAATTAGTAGGACAATCATGTTGTTATCCATTTTTCTTCTCCTTCTTATACCAGTGGTCGGCCAGTAGGAATTGACTATGCGCTAGTGCTAAAGTGTCTCTCCCTGCTTCGTAGTGGAATTGGTAGGTCTTGGGGTTGTAATCATGGTCGTCCTCAAGCCACTTACCGTCAGAGAACAAGGCAATACTGGAGATGGCATCCACGGTATTAGCCACGTCATATATGCTGTCTATGATTATGTTAGTCCTGTTGCGTTCCAGTGGTTCGGCCCACTGACGTAGGTTGATGGTCTCGCCTTCGGGTAGCTTGCTATCGAAACTATGCTCCATGATGTCACCAAATGTCAGGTAACCTTCATGTACTGCTACTAGCATACCCAGTGCGACTTCGGGGTTGATGGAGTCTAGTCTCAGGCCCGATGAACCGTACTCCTCTGGTTCACTACCGAACCGTCTTACTATGGTGTCGCCAGTACCACCTTGGTCACAGTAGTACATGTCCATCTTGTTGGTGGTGATGAGATACTTACAGTTGTCACAGTCATGCTGATGTATCGGTGTAGTTTTATCCATTGTCGTTCTCCTTAGATATCTGTAGATATCTGGTTGTTAGATTGTGCGTTTAGGGTTGAGCTGCTTTAACTCCTCTGGCATAAGCAGCATGTAGTTGCTCTTGTTTAGTGGTGCGATAGTATGCTTAACCTGCTTGGCTGCGCGCTCCCCGCACTCAAGGCAAGTGTCCATGCCCAACTGCTTGCGTGCTGTCGGGAATGATGAGTTGCAAATGATACAGTTAGCCATTGGTTAGACCCTCTGTGTACGTGGGAACCAAACGTAACCTGCTAGTGAGTAGCGTCTTCGTGGTGGACTTAGGCGTGGGTCAAGAGTCTTGCGCTCTCGATACTGACGTTGCCTGAGTAGATACGGTGAAAACAATAGTCGCTCTTTCATAACGTTCTCCTGAGATATCTGTAGATATCTGATGGTTAAAAGAAACACTGGAAGGGTAAAAAATATTTTTACTACCAGCTTTACCATTATATCACATTGTGGTACATATGTCAATGTCCGTGGTACAATTAGTTTGTCGCTGCGACATCGTTATATTTGCGGGGTAATGTTATAAATAATGTTACGAAAATGGGATATGGATGTAACAACGTGGTACAGGGGTGAAGCCCAGTAAATGCGCGGTATGAGTAGTAGTAATGTAATGTAATGTTATATTGTTATGAGAAATATAAAAGAGAACCAATGTGTTTTTATTTTCTCTCTTGGTTTGCATCTGCGAGGGGCCTCGCTCGAACATGGGGATATGCTATATTTTGGCGTAACAATATAACATTAGGTGATTCTCTAGTAGTATCAACAGCTTACAGCATAACATTAAACATAACATTACGTTTATTATGTAACACTGTGGTACACTGAGATATCTACAGATATTTCAAAGCCAAGTGGAGCCGCAACAGCACGGCTAACTATCATCACAAGGAGCAAGAGGAGCCGCAACAGCATGGCTAACTATCATCAGCCGGAGGCGATGAGATATCCCTAGATATCTCGATGATGATAAAACAAGGGTATTTTTTACAGGCACAAAAAAAGCCCCACCGGATTACTCCGATGGGGCTTAGTGATACTCAGATATCTATAGATATCTAGCTGTCTAGCTCGTCTAGCTCTTTAGCAGCATGAAGTAAGATAGAAATTACTGAATCTACACTTGCCTGAATAGACGCGTTAGATATTTCTTTCGTTCTCCACATAGTTATATACTCGTTGAGCTGTCCTATCTGCCACCGAGCTGGCTCGGTATCGCGGACTTCCTCGTCGGCTATGCGCTGCGCACGTTGAGCTTTAGCTTTATCCTTCTTGCTATCGCGCTCTTCCTTGATAGCGTCTAGCGTGCCTTCCTCAATCACACCTAACTCTTCACCGCGTCTCACCGCGTCGTCAGTTTTACCTGCGCCTTGATAATACGCGCTGCTCTTCTTGATTTGTTGAGGACTAATTTTTAGTTCCCTACAGGTTTCCATGAAAAACAAAAAGTATGGCATAGCTGCTTCTAGCTGTGCTTTAGTATACTCTGGATTTTTCTCAAGTAACGTTTTAACACTAGAGCCGTTACTCATTCGCGCTATAGGAAATATATTTAAAGCTTTAGTGAAATGATCTATAGTTGTCCCTACTTTAGCATTTCTAGCTTTAGCGGTCTCAGTAGCTTTCGCTACTTGTTTCTCACCTGCGGCGCAATCCTCTAGTTGGTCCTTAATCAGATCAAGAGTGATAGGCGTCTCTTCCATTGATACCTTCTTGCCATCCTTGACTTCGAGCATAACAGTAGCGTTAGATGCTGCAAGCTGCTCAGACATTGTATTCTTGATTGCCTCGGTTAATTTAGATTTAGACATTTTTAAAACTCCTGAGATATCTATAGATATCTCGTTATAGTCGAAAGGACTTGACTCCGAAATGAGTTAGTAATCTCTCGACTTGTTTTTAGTCTACCTCATATTATAGTATGTGCAACATATAGACCCCTACCCTACCCCTATAGCCCCAGTAGCTTAGATGGTTCCATGCAGCCTATATACATAATAATTTCCACATTGAATCACACACTTTCACAATCCCACTAGATAAAACCTAAGTAAATCAATAACTTACCCCCACCCCCTTTTTTCCTATACCTGTCTGACCCGCACCCACCCCCTATTGTTACGAAAATACCCCCTTTGGAGTCCCATACCTCCTCTTGAATACAGGGGGTATACCTGTGTTACACTCCGCAAAACACGGTACTGGATACCTGCGATATGTCTGTGGTACAGATAGAACCCACAAAAGATCATGCTGTTCCCTATGACCTCGACGAGGAGAAACCTGCGACCCTGATTGAAGAGATGGCAGTAGCAGGGAATACGGCGGAACTACAGGAATCTTTGGGTGCGGCGCTCGATGTTACCGAAGGGGATGTTGAGCGAGAGAAAGAATTACTCCGCGCTGTAGCGGAAGCAAAGAAACCATCAAACCTGACAAACCAGACCACGGCATTTGCTGCGGCTGCGTTTCTTCGGACCTACGGTGCTCAACTAGCGATGGATGCAGCACAGGCCAGGGCCGCTATAACAAACAAACTTATGGAAATAGCTGATTGCGGCGACCCCCGGTTTGAGCTAAAAGCTCTGGAGCTGTTGGGTAAACACAGCGATATTGGCATTTTCACAGAGCGAAGTGAGATTACCGTCAATTATAAAAGTCCTGAAGACCTTGAAAAGGCTATCAAGGACAGAGTGAAGAACCTGCTTAATGCTCAAGTAGTAGATGTTACGCCACTGAGCCAGTGTCTCGAAGAAGAACTGGGTACGGC